GCTGTGTCATCAGAGTAGCACAGAAGTAATACATACACAAGTAGTAAAGCAAAAGCTACACTAACAGTGACACCTACTTCTACCCCAGCAATCGCTGCTGGAGGTGGCAGTAGTTCCGTATCAGTAGCTACTAATGATGATTGGACTGTAACAGTTTCCTAACATGAAGCAGAAAAAAAAAAACAGCAAAAACTCAGATATATAGGTATAGCTAGATGAGAATGGAAATCCTATAATAGTTATTAACTTTGATTCTGAGGGAGGTTCTGTGGACCTCAATTAAGTCTTTAACTCTTGCCCCCTCCATGTAGAGAGTTAACTTATAAATCATTTAATAGGGTAGATATAATTAATAATGTCTACCCTATTGTTTTATATAACAGAATTATGTATTTTTGTTTTAAATAATTTTTGATATGAAAGAAGGTAGAATATTTAATCAGGGTCAGATAATCAATAGTTTATAGGTAGGTTATGTATAGAATGTGCCTGCTGGAGATAAAGAGTTTGGTATGGTAGTGTTACTTAAGAATCTTACTGAAGACCCCATTGAGGTTCAAATAAGACCTGCTGGTTAGTAGGATTATATTACTACTGTTTTAGCTTCAGGATGGAATCCTGAGTTAGTTACTGGTATTAAGGGTGCCACTGAAAATACATTACAATATGGCTACTAATATAGGAATAGGTATTGCTAATGCTATAGGTTTTAATAGAAGAAAGATAAAGGTAGGTCCACCCCCAGGACCTGCTATTAACCTTATCAGTAAGAAAGAAACCATAATGGGTTGGAATACAGATGACCCATAGACAGTTATATGGCAAAAAGATACAAGTGGGGACCTGTATATGTAGGTGGACCCTACTAAACTCTCCCCTACAAGAGATCTATTTTTGGGAGAAGGTAATTATGAGGAAAAAGAATAGTATCTTCTTTAGCTAGATTATAGTATAGAAACACCTGGATAGCAGTATCTTATATTTTAGGTAACTTATACTGATGGGTCCTATGATTAGTTAGTATTAGATACTACACAAAGTAATAGAACAGTATCTTTTATAGTTACATAGAAAAGAAAAACAATACAAAAGATAACTGCACTATATAGTAGTGAGGTAGCAAATCCTGTAAGGATTTATGATATTGGTCTATACAAGTATAATACTAAACTAGATAATATAATTCCATCACAGATTGATCTATCTCCAGGAGATACTAATTATGTTACAGGAGGTAGGGAAGTTGTTGTACCTACATCTGTTTCGGATCAAAATAAAGTAAATGTTCCTTTAGTTATACCTAAGAATAACTATCCCTATGCTTTAACTATAGATGGTATCTATGATCTTATAGGGACTTCTGATGAATATACTATAAATATATTCGAGAGTACTACTGTAACCTAGGTAGCAAGTATAGTTTTAACAAAAACAAATAGGGAAGCTACATTTGTAGTTCCTGTTACTTTACCTGCAGGCAATTATGTTATGCATTTCTACTCAGGTAAATAGGGATATTCTCGAAATAGATCTGTAAAGTATAGTGGAGTGAATGTAGTAGAGTGGTATATACCCAGCCCCCTCTGGTTCCCATCAGATGCAGATGTTGATAAATAGTACATGTATGCTTGGTATGACACTATCAAATAGGGTATTACTAATGAAAAATTGAGTTAGGATCCAAAACTGGTAGATTTCTCTGGTAGAGAAAACTCTCTTAACCTTACCGGATTTAAATTTTCTCCTAATAGTGGTGTTGGAACTGTATAGCAGGATTTTACTACTTTTATCAAGTCCCCTACAGAAGGATAGGTAAATTATTTATCGGTAAATGTAGATTCTGTTAAATTTACTACATATCCAAATGTTAATCAAAGTGTAATAGTTTTACGTAGATATATAAATTTAGGAAGAATCATACTTAGGTTTTCAATAAAAGGTCTATCTGAGTTAGTAGAAGCAGGATTGATTAGTAGTGTAGATTTTAAAGTTGTAGATCTTTATACTATGACTATCAAAGAGGATGGGGATTATGTATTTGACTATGTTAATAAGGCTAGTAATTCTGAGGTATTTGATATAGTTGCTAATATAATATCCTCTATTAGTGAGTATCCCCCAATAGAGATAATATAGAAGATTGAAAACCCTATGTCCTTATCATTTGATGGGGTAGGTACAGTAGGTATTAGTACTATTGACTCTGTACAAGGTTCTACCCAATATTCTATATTGGTATGGAGAATACCATTTTCTGAAGATCTTTCTGGGTTAGTTAAGTATGGAGATAATACTATAATAGATGAGAATGATACATATATCTGGTGGAATAATTTAAATACAGAAAATGCATAGAATCTGCCAACAGATGTATTTGCTTTTACTAATCCAAAAGCACACTCTCTATCCTCAGAGTATACAAATTCTAATACAACTGGTACAACCATAGCTTCTAAAATGTCTGTAGGTGCAACTAGGTCCTTAACAGAAGATATAAATAAGATGTGCTTATATTCTCTTCTTGTATGGGAGAGGAATCTTACAAGGGCTGAAATTCTCAAGATCTGGGATAATATCAGGATGACTAAAAGGAGTATATTTAACCCTCTTGCTATAAGGCACATGGATAGAGTCCAAAAAGATGGTGGTACTATCCCAGCTTCTCTACAAGAGTTATCAGATTGGTTTGATAGAGAAGGGATTACTGAAGCAGATATGGATGGAATATCAGATCTACAGACTCTTGTTATAGATCCATACTATACTGGATATAAAATAGATTCCACTAGCACTTCTACTACCACATATATAAATAAGGCTTATAATATAGATGAAAAATGGGATATGGTTCTATATGCAGAATCTGCAGGTCCTGTTTAGTTAACTGATAATTATATGCTGAAAAGCAAACCATTGGTTAATGCTAATGGATTAAAAACTATTGATTTTAATTTTATATACGAGGGATCCTATTTGGAGGTGGAGTTTATAACAGATGGCCTACCCAGAAGAGGAGAGTCTCCTGACTGGGATAATTGGTCTCTAGCAGGATCCTATGCTGCTGTAGCCTTTTCAGTATAGGCTTCTTTTTTACCAGATGGTTCTATCTTTAGATAGGCAGTTTTAGGAGGAGTTAGAAATATAGGAATTGGTTAGGTAAATTTAAGAACAGAGGGAAGTATAGACTATGCTGCTAATACTTTAAGAAAAGCATAGCAGTAGGTAAAAGATGGGATAGTTTCTATGACTATAGATGGAGTTACCCCAACCCCATTTGCTATAGATTATAGTAATATTGTAAGTCCTACTACACAACCTTTTGTGATATTTACTACGAGAGGAACTATGGGATCTAATGTTGCAGTGGGGGATATGAGGATCAAGAGAGTTAAATTTAAGTTTAAAGAGGCTCCTTCTGCAGCTACGCCTTTTCTACTAAATATAGGAGAGATAGATCTTCCTGAAGGGTTAACAAGATTACCATATGAAGAAAATAGACCCTTCACTGATGAAGAGGTAGCTTATATGGAAGAGTAGAGATTATTAATGGAATAGAGTTATGAGTAAGTATTTAATTATATTGATAGTCATATTAGGGCTTTCCTGTTACTATTTAATAGAAAGAAATAAGCAACTTAGGGTAGATTATAATACTGCGATTGAGAATGTCAAAGCTTATAGTTAGTCTATAAGTAATTTGGAATAGGATAATAGAGTATTCAAACTAACTATTGAGTAGTTAAATTATTATTCTGATTCTATTCTTTTGAAAATGTAGAAAGTATAGAAAGAGTTAAATATAAAAAACAGAGAAATATCCCAAATGTAGTATCTGCTTTCTACCAATAGCAGGACAGATACTATAACTCTTGTAGATACTATATTTAGAGATAATACTATTCATATTGATACTATAATATCAGATAAATGGTACTCTTGTAGAGTAGGATTACATTACCCCAGTATTATAACTGTATCTCCTACATTCATAAATGAGCAATATGTGGTTGTACATTCCAAAAGAGAAACTGTAAAACCTCCGAAAAAGTTTTTTCTTGCTAGATGGTTTTAGAGAAGACATACTATAGGTATAGTAGATGTTTGCTAGAAATCTCCCTATGCAAAAATTTAGCAACAAAGGTTTATAGAAATAATTAAGTGATATGAGTGATTCGGTTATAATGGCATTGATAGGAATAATTTCCTCAATAGTAAGTGCTTTCACAAGTTGGGTATTTGCTAAAAGAAAATATAGGGTATAGGTAGATTCCAGTGAAATAGATAATTTAAAGAAGTCTTTAGAGTTCTATGAGAAAATTGTAAGTGATAACAACAAGAAACTAGACTTCTATATAAAGCTTGCAGAAGATAATAGAGTAGAGGTATATAGGCTTAGAGGAGTAGTGCATAAGATATTAATTAGTGCCTGCTTAGATGGAACCTGTGTAAATAGGAAGTTCTATTCTGATGAATAGGTTAGAGAGATTTTAGGGGATATTAAACCCAATTCACATCATAGTTCACAAGAAGAATATAAAGATTGAGTATGAATCTAGTATCAAGAAGGATTATAAGAGACCCAGAGTTTACTATAAGTGAACTAACCTTAGATGGAGCATTGATCTGTAATATATTAGAAGATACAGATAGGGGTCTTACAGATAGTATGTCTGTGGAAGAAATTGAGTCTAAGAAGATCTATGGCAAAACAGCTATACCTACTGGGACATATAAAGTAGATATGGATACTGTTAGTCCTAAATTTGAAAGTAGAAGTTGGGCTACAACTTATGGTGGTAAACTTCCTAGGCTACAGGATGTAAAAGGTTTTGAAGGAGTACTTATTCATGTGGGTAATAAAGCAGAGGATACTCTTGGATGCCTTTTAACAGGACAATATGCAGGAGGAAATACGATATCAAATAGTACTCTATGCTTTAATAATTTAATGAAATCATTATTGGAAGCCCATGATAGAGGAGAACAAATATACATAACTATTTGTTAATAAGATAAGTACATTATACTACTTTAGAGGGAGACATAGAACACTAGCTATGTCTCCCATCTTTATATAAATATATTACTTATACTGTATTTATAATAGTATTTATTGAGTTGTACAATTGAAGACTTTTGTATAACTTTGTACCATTATTTAATAATGGAGAAGTAATTATGGAAGCATTAGACATGGATAATATTCTGTCACCTGAAGAGATAGATGATCTCTTCTCTTAGGAAGTTCAGGATACAGAAGATATACCATCTGAAGATGGTGATAATAAAACAAATAAAGAAGCTACTGAGGTTGAACAAGTAGATCCTGATAGTCTATTTGAAGAACCAGAGAGCGTAGGTAGTGGGAAAAAAGAAGATACATAGGTTGAAGAGGATACCAATTCTGAAAAAGAGACTGGAGCTTCTCCTAAGACTAACTTATTTTCTTCCATTGCCAGTGCTTTGAAAGAAGAAGGTATTCTCTCAGGCCTTAATGATGATGACTTAAATGGTATTAAAACTTCTGAGGATTTTGCAGAAGCTTTGGAAAAGCATATTCAATCTCAACTAGATGAAAGATAGAGGAGAATTGATGAAGCTTTGCAAGTAGGTGTAGAACCTGATGAGGTCAGAAAATACGAGAGCACCATCAATTATCTACAAGGCATTACAGAGGATGTTATTGCTGATGAAACATCTAAGGGGGAAACCCTGAGAAAACAGCTTATCTTTCAAGATTTTCTCAATAGAGGGTATAGTAAAGAGAGAGCTACAAGGGAAGTTAAAAAGTCCTTTGACTCAGGATCTGATATTGAGGATGCTAAAGAAGCATTGGCCAGTAATTTAGAGTATTTTCAAAGAGAGTATCAATAGATTATTGAAGAAAGAAGAGAAGAGGAAGAGTAGGAAAAAGCAGAATTAAAAGAACAATCTGCCAAGTTGAAGAAGTCAATCTTAGAAGATAAGCAAATCTTTGAAGGAGTTGATCTAGATAAGTCTACTAGATAGAAGATATATGATTCTATTAGTAAACCTATCTATAAAGATCCCGATACTGGAGAGTATCTCACAGCTGTTCAAAAGTATGAAAGAGAAAACAGGGTTGACTTCCTAAAGAAGTTAGGTCTGTTATTTACATTGACAGATGGTTTTGAGAAATTAGATAAGTTAATCAAACCAACAGCCAAAAAACAAGTAAGAAAGAGCTTAAGAGAGCTGGAACACACTATCAATACTACAAGTAGAAACATAGATGGAAGTCTTAATCTAATTACAGGGGTAAGTGATGATCCGGAATCAAGGGCTGGTTGGGAGATTGATGCCTAAAAATATAAATTGAAATTGTTAAAATAATTAGATTATGGCTGGAAAATTAAGTAAATTCCAAATGATTGGTTTTCAACACTGGAAAGGGTTGACAACTGAGAATCACCTAGGAGCTATCTTTCAACAATCCCCTCAAAAAGCTACTAACCTGATGGTTAGATTGTTAGCTTTCCATAGAGGTAAAACATTGGATACATTCCTAAACCAATTCCCTGTTAAAGTATTTGAAGATGACAGTGATTACTACTGGGATGTAATTGGTAGTTCTCGTAGAAATATCCCGCTTATTGAGGCTAGAGATGAGAATGGTACTCCTATTACATCAGAAACTTAGGGAAATATTGGTATTGGTGGAACTCCATTCTATCTGGTATTTCCGGAGGATTGGTTTGCAGATGGAGAGGTGATTGTAGGTAATTTAAACCAAGTATATCCTCAAAGAATTCTTGGTGATGGAAGACCTGAAGGAACCAATTGTGTATATAAAGTAGAATTGATGGGAGGTAATACTAAGGGTATTCCTGTAGAGAGATTGCTTGCAGGGGAGAGATACTCTGTAGAATTTGCTCCTGTTGAAAGAGAGTTGTCTAGAAAAGTAGGTGATGTTAGATTTACATCTCCTGTTTCAATGAGAAATGAATGGACAACTATCAGAATCCAACATAAGGAACCTGGTTCTAACCTCAATAAGAAATTGGCTGTAGGGATTCCTATGGTTAAAAGAGATGAGTCTGGCAGACAAGTTCATGATACTGCAACAAAATGGATGCACTATGTTGATTGGGAAGTTGAATGTCAATTCTCAGAATACAAGAATAATGCAATGGCCTTTGGTACTTCTAATAGAAATATCAATGGTGAGTACATGAACTTTGGTAAATCAGGTAATGTAATTAAAACTGGTGCTGGTATCTTTGAGCAGACAGAAGTAGCTAATGCTATGTATTATAATGATACTAATGGAGTTATGAAGCTTCTGCTAGATGCATTATATGAGTTGTCTGCTGGTAAACTGGAATTTGGTGATAGAAAATTCATTATCAAAACAGGCGAAAGAGGTGCTCTATTGTTTAATAGAGAAGCTAAGAAAACTACATCAGGATGGATGCCTATAATTTCTACTCAAAATCCTCCGATTTACAAGAAAGTTTCTAGTAAGTTTGCTGATAATGCTATCTCTGTTACTGATTATCAGGTTACAGAGTGGATGGCACCAAATGGTGTAAAGGTTACCATTGATGTGGATCCATTCTATGATGATCCGGTAAGAAACAAAATACTCCATCCGGAGGGAGGACCTGCCTTCTCTTATAGGTTTGATATTTGGTATATTGGTACTATGGACCAACCTAATATACAAAAATGTATGATTAGAGGTCAAGAGGAATTTAGAGGTTATCAATGGGGTATGAGAAATCCTTATACTGGACAACTTGGTAATCCTAATATGTCTTATGATGAGGATTCTGCTGTAATTCATAGAATGGCAACTTTAGGAACCTTAGTTTTGGATCCTACAAGAACTATGTCATTAATTCCAGCAATCTTGGAGGGATAATGTCTAAACAGGCTTATTAATTAGATATAATTTCCAAAGGGAGAGGATTTTTCCCTCTCCCTTTATTTTTAAAAATTTATTAAGGAGAAGTTAATATGGGAGACAAAGAAGTTAAAGAGGAATTAGATATGGGGGCTATTAATGAGGAGATGGAAGCTACCCCTACTGTTCCTACATAGGAGTCAAGAGTAGAAAAGGCTCCTATTAAGAGAAAAGAGTTGGTATAGTCATCACAGGATGAAAAGACCCCAATTAGTTGTTTAAGCAATAAAAGGGTTATAGTACGATATGTACCAAAAGAGAGTGGTATGGTATCTAACCCTAAACACATTCTGTATGGAGGCATGGCTGAGAATGCAGTGAAGTATTTTACAGTACCATAGTTAGAATCTGGTAAGTTAGTTAATGTCCTCACAGATAGTGAGAAGGATTTCTTAGAGGAAATAATGGGACTGGAATATAATGCACTCTCTATTTATAGAAAAGAAAATAATTATTGGGCAAATAGATAGGTTAGGCTCCTAAAATAGGATAATATCTTAGATTTATCAGATCCTGAACAATATATTAAGTATAAGATCTTGCTTGCTAATAAGAATGAGATCGCACCTTCCTTACAGGCTCTTCAAGATAATCCTAAAGCTACCTATAAATTTGTTCTTATACAAGAAGGAGAGGAAACTTCCTCAGCCAAAAAAGAAATGTCAGCTACAATGCAGGCTTATATGGAATTTGGTAAGATACAAGATAGTTCTCCTACATTAAGAACTGTTATAGAAACTATTGATGGAAGACCTGTAGCTGTAAATTCTAAGCTGGAGTTCCTGCAAACTAAGATAAATAAGCTTATTCAAGCTAATCCTTCTCTCTTCTTAAGAGTAGTTACAGATCCTCTACTTCCAACAAAGGTTCTTATAAAAACCGCAGTTGAATCCAACTTAATATCTAATAGAGGAGGCTTCTATTATCTAAGAGAAGATGGATCTCCATTATGTGAGAGTGGAGAGGATCCTACCTTTAATGTGGCTGCTAAGTACCTAAATTCTCCTAAGAATCAGGTAGTTAAATTTAGCATCGAGGCAAAATTAAAAGAATAAAAGTATGAGTAGTGAGGAATTTTTAGAAAGATTTTAGGTTCTATATAATAATATAGACTCAAATGCAGCTCCTGGTTTAAATGAGTATGATATTAGTGTATTCCTTACTAAGGCTCAAGATGAAATATTAAAGAACTATTTTAACCCTCTTGGAAATAAATATAAAGAGGGTTTTGATGGTTCCCCAAAGAGATAGATAGACTTCTCTAGAATTATTAAAACCACTGAATGTTAGATGCATTCAGGAGCTGCTAATAAGATAGATCTGAGAAGCTCTGTTTATGATCTGCCCTCTGATGTATTTTTCATATTGGATGAAAACCTTTATACAGACCAACAAGATCCTATATAGGCAATTCCAATATCATTCACTGAATATTCTATGCTTATGAGGAAGCCTTATAAGTATCCTCATAAATCAGAAGCATGGAGATTGATGTCTCAGGTAGTAGATGGAGAAGTATAGATAGAAATTATATCTGCTACTCCAATAACAAAATATTTAATGAGGTATGTAAGGAAAGTGACCCCCATTATAGTGGGAGATTTATCATAGTGGAACCTTACTATTGATGGTTTATCTACTGTTACTGAATGTGAATTAGATGAAGAATTACACGAGGAAATTTTACAGAGAGCTGTTGAGATAGCCAAGAATGCCTATACTGGTGATCTAGCAAGTACTGTTCAATTAGGCCAAAGAAGTGAATAATGGATACAATAGAATTTAGTAATGAGTTTGATGTGCTACTTAGTTCATTTACCATTGGTAATTCAATAGTACTAGATGAGTATGAGAAATCAGTATTTCTTACTCAGTCATAGGAATAGATAGTAATTGAACTGTACAATGGAAGATATAGTGGGTTAGGTTTTGAGAAAGAGGAGGAGATTAGAAGATATCTTAGTAATATAGTCAAAACCTATGAAACTAATCAACAATTAGATGAACTAATTGGCCTATCAAAATACTCTGTATTTTACCAGCTACCCAAAGATTGCTGGTACAAAACATATGAGGCAGTAATCCTTAAACAAGATGATAATTCTTGTATAAATCAGAAAAATATCTTGGTTACTCCTGTAACTCAGGATGAATTCCACAGGATCATGTCAAATCCCTACAGGGGTCCCTCAGCTAATAGGGCACTTAGATTGGATGTAAATAATAATATCGTAGAGATAGTATCTATCTATCCTATAGATAGATATCTGGTTAGATATTTAGCATAGCCTTCTCCCATTGTATTACAAGATTTTACAGGAGTGTCTGTAAATGATGTTAGTACTAAAACAGAATGTGAGCTAGATGAGTCTCTACATAGAGCAATATTAGATAGGGCTGTAAGGTTGGCTATAACTGCTAAAGCTCAATATGTAACAAATAAATAAAATAAATAAGCTTATTTATAAGCAAATGTTTAATTAAACTTTGAATTAAAATGGCAACATTTTCAGTAAATCAAGTTAGACACACTTATGTGGCTAAAACCTTAAAAGCAGCTGGTACTAATCTCTCAGATACAGATACAGCAGGTACTATACTTCCTAAAGCTGATGCTGCTAAAACTACTTTGTTTTTCCAGTATATGAGTCCTGGAGGTATTGAATCTACCGATAAAATTACTCTTAAAAACTTAGAGTATGTAAAAGCCACTGCATCTGAGGATTTGGCTAAAAAGTTGGATAGATATAACCTTGCTTTGGATCCTACAGTTAATGGGGGAGCACCTGTAGCAGGACAGGACTATATTCTTAGAATAGCCTTCAGACAATATGTTGGTTTATCTCCGGAGGATCAATATTGGAAATATGCATCAGTTCATGCTGTAACTGGTATGACTGCTTCAGATTTCTACAAAGCAATGGCTATCTCATTAGTTAGAAATCTCTCAAGAGAGGTCAATCCTTTAGCAAAGGTATACCTGAAGTATGATTCTTCAGGGGATCAATTTACAGAGGTTACTATTAATACAGATCCTGCTACATTGACTCAGACTTATACAGGTATTCAACTGGAGCAAGTAGCTCAAGACTGGATCTTAGGAGTTCTTCCCTAGGGATATATCCCCTTCTCTGTACAACCTACCACCATTACTGTAGATAGTGATGAAAGAATCTGGGGTGTAGTGACTTCTGTTACTCCTGTGAACAGTGTAGGAGATGGTCATGATATTGCAGATCTGGAGTATTTCTCTTTGGGAGCAAGAGGAGATATTTATAGAAATATGGGCTTCCCGAATGTTCTGCATACAACTTATTTGGCAGATCCTACAGCAGTATATGATGTTTTGGATTTCCACTACTCCTATATAGGTTCAAATGAATCTGTTCAGAAGTCAGAAAGAACTATGACTCTGGTAGCTGTAGATGATGGTAGTCATACTGCAATGAATGCTCTTATTGATAAGATTAATTCTGTATCAGGATTGACTATTGCAAAACTGGTGTAATGATTTAGAGAAAGAGCATAGAATTCTATGCTCTTTTTTTTTGTTTAATTAAATATCATAACTATGTTGCATTTTAATGAATTAAGAATTACATCAGATGGTAAGTAGCTTATTATTGATACAGGTGTTGATAGATTAGATTGCTTTGATAATGTTACTTTAGGTAGCATAGTGATAGATGACCAAGATACTTATACCCCTGGTGGTCCTAGTTCTAAACCTTTATACACATATGATATAGCAAACAGTCCTATATCCGGTAGTAAAACTATAAGGCTTACTCTGACTTAGGAAGATTTAAACACTCCTCTGAATAGTAATATGTTCTTTGTATATATAGTGGCTGAAGGATAGGCATCTGCACCTTGTGATTAGGAGAAAGGATATACTATAGGTACTGTAGTAAACCTGTATCCTTTGTACTAGAAAGCTATGGGATATGTTAAAGAGGTATAGAGTAATTGTTGTATTCCACAAAATTTCATAGATTCTTTTCTAAGATTTAAAGCATTGGAACTATGTATAAGAACTGGTAATTATATATAGGCTATATAGTACTGGAATAAGTATTTCAAACCTACTTTGGGTAAGCCCAATATAACTAATTGTAGTTGTTATGGATGAATTGAATACTGTAGTATATGATGCATTGTTTAGGTATTTTAATGTTCTGAGACAATTTGGTTATAAAAGTTATGGGGAGGTAGATAAACTTATAGCTCTAATAGCTTTATATGACCTGTTATAGATATTCTATGAGTACATTGATGATAAGGATTTGAGAGAAATATCTGATGCTATATATTGCCTATGTGGTACTACTTGTCTTATCAGATTCCCTGAACAATTTAACGAAGATTCCCTTATAAGGAGAATACATTTAAGCTTTATAGCTAGAATAACTGAAGATAGTAACCTGAGGGAGACTGAAGATAGTAACCTGAGGGAGAAAGGATAACACTTGTATTATGTGAACAAATTTAATAATAACCTTGCATTGGTGAGTTATTTTACTTACCTTTGTGAGGTTATTTAGTTAAAAGAGGTTAGTATGAGTACATTTAGAGATATAGTTTATATGATAATGGATGAGTTAAAACTCTCTTCAGATGATTCTTATTATACTGAAGATCACATTATCTTTTTAATAAGTAAATATCGGGCATTTTTACTAAAGTAGAGATATTCTGATATAAAAAAACCTGTACCTGAGAGTAATCTTAGTACAATATGTTTAGATCTTATATAGGTTCCAGCTATTTCTGGGGAACCTTGTGATGGAGGTATATATCTTAGAACTTCCTCTAAGATACCATTCACAATGAGATAGATTCAACCTAGAGTGTATCCTATAGATTTCTATCAAGGTGAAATTACTTATATTGACAGAAATAGAATGAGGTATGTAGGTTTTAATAAGTATTTATCTAATATAATTTATTGTTCTTTAGGACCTGACAACTATCTTTATTTTAAATCCTGCAATCCACAATTTCTCTATTTAGAGAAAGTAAGAATGACAGCAATGTTTTCTGATGTAGAAGATACGTTTGGTCTTTAGTGTGATGAGGATGGAAAACTGTGTGATATATTGGATGCATATTTTCCTATAGAGAGTGCCCTTATACCTCCCCTTATAGAATTAGTTGTAAAAGAATTAAGAGGTCCTGAATATTCTCCGGAAGATAAAGAGAACAATGCAGATGATGATCTTAGTGATGTAAGTACGAAGTGATGGAATTTAGTGATTTTAGGAAAAAGGTATTAAAGCTGAATGGCCCCAAACACTATAAGGTAAGGAACTCCTTTGGAGTATATGATGGATATAAATACTACAGAAAGAATAAACCTAATGAACATAAGTATATTCTTACTGAATCCTAGTATTTTTCTATCACAAGGAAGATAAATAACTTGTTAGCTGAATAGATCATAAATGGAGAAGAAATAAAATTTCCAGCTAGAATGGGTGGTTTGGAGCTAAGAAAGGTGGAGAGAGATATAGAATTTAAGGATGGTAAATTAGTTATAAAACTGCCTGTAAATTGGGATGCAACACTTAAATTATGGTATCAGGATGAAGATGCTTATAATAACAAAACTTTAGTTAGATTTGAGGATAGGGAAGTATTTATAATCTATTATAATAAATGGTCTGCTACTTATAATAACAAGTCTTACTATCAGTTCTTTCCAAATAGTGTCCTTAAAGGTAAGCTTGCATAGAATATAAGATAGGGCAAAATAGACGCCCCATATAAAGATAAAAATGTACACTATGACAAATAATATTAAATATGTAAATATAAGAGAGGTAGCAAGTAGAGTAATGAGGCATCCTCTTATGGTAGATATTACTTTGGAGTCTATCATACAATATGCTGTAGACTTCTTTATGATAATGGGGCTACCAGCCTCCTATTATGATAAAGTAGAAGATGTTCATATACAAAATTATAGGGCAGTCCTTCCCTGTGATGTCATGGAAATAATACAGGTAAGACATAAGAAGTCAATGATAAGCCTAAGAGGTACTACAGACTCCTTCTACCAGAGTCCAGAAGATAAGTATCCACACAGACAAGAGGATACCTTTAAGGTATAGGGAAATATTATATATACCTCCAAGAAAGAAGGAGATATAGAGATAGCTTATAGAGCCCTTCCTGTAGATGATGAGGGGTTCCCATTAATTCCTGATAACTCTATATTTTTAAAAACTTTGGAGCTGTATATAAAGAAAGAATGGTTTACCATACTCTTTGATATGGGTAAAATAAGTCCTGGGGCTCTTTAGAATACATAGCAAGAATATGCTTTTAAGGCTGGACAACTAAATAGTGAGTTTATACTACCTTCTGTATCTGAGATGGAATCTATATCTAATATGTTGAATCAATTACTTAGCAGAAATAATGAGTTTAGGAGAGGGTTTAAACATCTTGGAGATAGAGAATATTGGAAGGATCAAAGATAATAATTATGACAATTAAATCAGAAAGACACATTATTAGAGGCATGCAAAGAGACCTAAGTGTCTCTAAGTTCAATCCTGAATTTGCCTTTGAATGCAAAAATATAAGAATCACTGCTAGGGAAAATAATACCCTTCTCTCTGTTACCAATGAGAAGGGTAACTTAGAGCTACCATTAAAAACTCTTACAGGATCTCCTTTTACTATTGATGGTACATTACTAGGCTATAATGTACTAAATTAGTACGTAACTATTTTTACAAAAGGTGTCTCTGATAATATATACAGGTTAGAAGAGAAGGGAGATTACATAGAAGTAAAGCAGTTATTCTCAGGAAATCTTAACTTCAATACCAATAATCCTATAGAAAGTATAGGAGTATATGAAAATGATGAGATACAAAAAGTATATTGGGTAGATGGACTAAATCAATCTAGAGTAATAAATATTGTAGCAGAGGATTCTATAGTAGAATCTTATACATCAAATTCATTTGATTTTGTTTAGAGGTTAGTACTTAAGGAAGATATAAGTATTACCAGAGATGATGTGGCTAATGGATCATTTGCCTCTGGAGTAATATAGTATGCATTTTCATATTATAATAAATATGGGTAGGAAAGTAATATATTCTATACTTCCCCCTTATAGTACATATCATTCTTTAACAGAGGGGCTAGCCCAGAAGATAAAGTAAGTAATAGCTTTGTTATCTCTATAAAAAATGCAGATACCAACTTTGATTATATAAGAATATATTCTATACATAGAACAAGTATAGATGGTACCCCTACTGTTCTTAATGTTACTGATTTGGCTGTAAATTCAGAAGAGATAATCTATGTAGATAATGGTACAACTGGGTCTACTGTAGATCCTGCTGAGCTCCTATACATAGGAGGTGAGGAGGTTGTTTTCAGGACAATGGCATAGAAAGATAATACTCTGTTTTTAGGAAATGCTGATATAAAGAGAGAATTAATAGACCAAGAGACTATAGATCTGATAAGAACAGACAAAAGTCCTCAATTTCTTAACAAGGATTTATAGGAAACAGTAAATCCTAGTGGGTTTTATCCATACAAAAATAGCTTGCACTTGGGGGCTACTACCACTACATTTAAGTATTTAGAGACTTATAGATTTGGTATACAATTTCAATACAAAACTGGGAAATGGTCTGAGCCTATTTGGATAAAAGATGTAGAAAATACTGTTTAGCCCTATACAACATCTGTGAGTCAGCAACCAAAACCAGTAAAAGCAAGTTATAGAATAACTCCAGATATAATTAGTAAAGTAGTATCAAAGGGGTTTGTCAGAGCTAGGGGGGTGGTAGTGTATCCTACTCTTACTGATAGGTCTGTTATTGCACAAGGAATATTATGTCCTACTGTGTATAATGTAGGAGACAGACATGGTAATTCACCCTTTTCATAGGCTTCTTGGTTTGCGAGACCTAATGCTCCTTATGATTATGATAAGGCATAGATATATTAGAGGATAGAAGCTGGAAAGTATAATAGTGACTGGTATGATAAGAGTAACCCACTAGAGTACTCTATTAACTCTAGATGGGGTACATGGAATGATGCTATTGTATTGGTGAATATATATAACTCTGCTGGAACTGTAACAGAGACTTTAACTATGGATCCTGTTAACATGGGAGCTTGGATGGAATTTAGACATGCATTTCCATTACCAGGGAATAACTCTAGAAGTGGTGAGATATAGTGTCTTATGAATGTGCCCCAAACTGAGTCTCCTGTGGCAAATACACAAGCAGAGTTAAATAAATGGGTAGGAGATCATTAGGAATATTACTTTGTTGACCAAAGTATTGTGACTATGCATTCTCCTGATATTGAATTTGATGAGGGGATACAATCTATAGACTCATCTAATTTAAAGTTAAGGATAGTTGGGATGGTTCCTCTTACTTCTTTTGCCTCTAATATAGATATACAAACTTCTACCCCACCTGCTAACATAGGTATGCAGGGGTTCTACAAAGAACCTATGCAAGCAGATAATTTATCTAAATTTGGGTTTAGGGGATTAGTTGCAGGAGCATTTTGGTTTGATGATCTATCTAGATATAAAGAATCCAATCAAAATCCTAACCAATATACAACAGGATTTGTAGTATATCCTTGGCACAGGAATGGTAGCTTAAATAATTTTGGATTACCTAATTCAGAACAACCTACAAGGCCTGCTATGTTAGATAAGAAGAAGATATCTACATTAAGGTATTCCTATACTAGTGTCTATTTAGCATAGAATAAAATATGGGAAGCTCAGGTTAGTGGCTCTACTACAAAAACTGGCATATCTGGGGTAAATATATGGAACTCTAATGAATAGTCTGTTATAAGAATACCTGCTCCCAAGTATTCAGGTTTAAATGATTTAAACTATTATGGTAATATAGATAAAGTATTAAGTATTAGTAGGGTTGGTGACAAAAAGTAGGGGTATCCTATAATGACTACAGGAGTACAGAATGCAGATTAGAATGCCCACTTACTATTTGGAGGAAGCTTTACTACTATAAATTAGGACTATACAGATGATATTTATGGCACTGAGCCTGTAAGGATAAAATATAAGTCTACTCCGCATGCTGTAATGGCTTTAAATTTTTCTACAACAGGTAAATCATAGAATATATTACCAACCTTAAAGGATGGAGATCCTGCCGTAGGTCCCTCAGAATTATGGACCATTAATTCTAGAAATGGCTCTACTAGGGTACCATTTTGGAGATGGGATCCAGATGTAACTAATAATGTAGTTACATATCAAGATGCTTTGGAATCTCCCGTGGAGGGTGGTATATATGAGTAGGGCTTAGGATATGGGTGGTTTTGGCTAGGTGAGTTATATAATGATAATATATAGAATAGATTTGGGGGGGATACAGAAGAGGCCTTAGAAAACAATATGTGGCTTCCTGCTGGGGAACCGGAGTTATTAGTTTCTTATGATTCTAGTGGAAATCCTACTCCATTAACTACTTATGTTGACATATCCTATGACTAGGGGGATACATTTTTACAAAGATATGATTGTTTGAAAACTTATCCTTACACTTTAGAAGATTAGAATAGTGTTGTAGATATAGTGTCATTTCTATGTGAAACTAGAGTCAATATAGATGGTAGGTATGATAAAAACAGAGGACAGATTAATAATTTGGTAATGACTCCAACCAATTTCAATCTATTAAATCCAGTATATGGATAGAAGAATACTTTTTTCAATTATAGAGGAGTTAACCACAGCAGATTCAATCTAAATAGATTTCCTAATGTAGTTACTTGGACTAAAGAGAAATAGTTAGGATCTCTGATAGATGCTTGGACTAATATTACAATGGCTTCTACATTAGATATGGATGGAGATAAGGGTGAAGTGGTTTCATTAAATACATTCAATAATGAAATCTTCTGCTTTTAGAGGCAAGGTTTAAGTAATATATTATTTAATTCTAGAGTACAGATACCAACATCTGATGGATTACCTATAGAGATAACTAATGGTTTGAAGGTGAGTGGTAAGAGGTATATAAGTAATACCATTGGATGTAGTAACAAATGGTCTATAGTAGAATCTCCCTCTGGTTTATATTTTATAGATAATGAAACTAATTCACTATATCTATTTAATGGACAAATAAGCTCTTTATCTGATAAATTAGGACTCAGGTAGTGGATAAGTGATAATAATAGTCATATTGATTGGGATCCAGTTAATTATGGTAACTTTAGAGGATTCTATGATAAGAATAACAACGATGTGTATTTTGTTAATAAAAACTGGTGTCTATGTTATTCTGAGTTGATAGGATAGTTTACCTCTTTCTTAAGCTATGAGAAGGTTCCAGCTATGTTTAATATAAGAAGTGAGTTCTATGCCTTCAATAATAGTAAAATATGGAAATAGTTTGCAGGGCCCTATAATTATTTCTTTAATACATTCTAGCCTTATTATATAACAGTAGTGGCTAATGCAGAGGAGCCCCTAGATAAGATATTTAATACTATTGAGTTTAGAGCTGATGCATGGGATGGAACAAATCTGGTCCCTACCAAAACATATGATACCCTAGATGTATATAATGAGTATCAACATGGTAAAACTTCTTTAGATAGTATAATAGGAAGACCTACATCATTAAAGCGGAAATTTAGAATATGGAGAGCTACTATACCTAGAGCAAATACTACTATTAATGGTATTAATGGTAATAATAGAGATAGAATAAGGAACACATGGGCTTATGTGAAACTATCTACAAATAATCCAAATACCTATAGAACTGAATTCCACGATCTTTCAGTATATTATTTTACATAATATGATTACACCCAGTAAACTATTTTAGTTACTGGGTGTATCTTTTTCAATTAGAATCTTGTATAAGTCAATAACTTTACTTACATTTGTGTCAAATTATAGTATATTATGGCTAAGAATAAAATTAGAAGAAGAACTAATAAACCATTGAATATATTTGCTGATGGTGGTGATATGCAACTTTCAGATTAGATTGGAGCAGTGGGAGGAGCAGTGGGAAGTGTACTGGGAGCTGGGCTATCAAATGCAAAAATTGCTGATACTTCTGGAATTGAAGGGAGTATTAAGTAGCAAAGTAATATGGTGGTAGGTGCATCAAATAATGATCAATTAATGAATGAGTGGAGCTCATGGACTAAACTTAAAGATGATTATAGTGCTAAGGATATTAGAGGATTAAGTACTGGTTAGTTAGCTCTTAATACACTAACAGCTACTGCTAATGGAGCAGGTGCTGGGGCACAAGTTGGTGGCTCTATTGGAGGTATCATAGGAGGGGCAGTTGGATTAGGTGCTGCAGTTGGTGGATGGTTCTCTGGTAATAGAAAGGCTAGAAAGAAAGCTAGAAAATTAAACAGATTAGCTAGAGAAGCCAATGAAAGATCTCTTAGCTCCTTTGAAACAAGGGCATCAAATATTGATACTTAGAATGATTTAGGTTTGTTGGCTAATTATTCTGCATTTGGAGGATATTTGCCACTTGTAGGTAGTTAGGCAATAAACTACAGCTTTGCTGAAAGGGATTTAAATAATTAGGAATTATAGGCAATGGGAAAGCTTAAATTAACCTCTTTACCTAATTCATTTGGTAAAGAATATGAGGGATTAGATGTATTTGCTAATGGTGGTGGATTATCCAGAAGTAAGGATTATGGGTCTAAGGAAAAACCATACCCTAGTGTTAAATCATCAGACTTCGCAGGAAGTGGCAGAAGCTATCCTATACCTACAATAGCTGATGCTAGAGATGCACTCAGACTTGCTGGATTGCATGGAAGATCAGATGTTAAAGCTAAAGTATATAAGAAGTACCCTAGTTTAAAGCATGCTTATGGTGGTGTGCTATATGCTGATGGAGGAGGTATTCATATAAAGAAAGCAAATAGAGGTAAATTTACAGAGTATTGTGGAGGTAAAGTTACTAATGAATGTATAGCAAGAGGTAAAAAAAGTCCTTCTCCTACAATAAGAAAGAGGGCTACATTTGCACAGAATGCAAGAAAATGGCATGCTCTAGGAGGACCTTTGTATACTCCTTATTCTACAGCTGGAGAAATATACCTAGGTGCATATGATTCAGAAACTGAATATCCTGATATGTTTCAACATGGAGGTGATTTTGGAGATGGTGTTACCATAGTTGGTAATGGAGGTTCTCATGAAGATAATCCATTAACAGGAGTTCCAATGGGAGTGTCCCCTGATGGTACTCCTAACTTAGTAGAAGAAGGGGAGGTAATCTTTAATGATTATGTATTTAGTAACAGATTGTCTCCGACAGCTTCTTTACTTAAGTAGTATAATCTACCTACAAAATATAAAGACCATTCTTTTGCTAAAATAGCAGAGATGATGAATAAAGAACCTAAAGAAAGGCCAGAAGATCCTATTTCAAGGAGAGGACTATTAGCTAATATGAGCAAGTTAATGTAGGCTTAGGAAGACATAAAATATGAAAAAGAGTAGGTTAATATAGGAAAATAGTTTGCATTAGGAGGACCTTTTGATTTTGAGTAGGAACTATTTGCATTACCATATAAGGAATGGAGTATGATTCCATAGACTACAGAACCTATACAAAAAATATCAACAGTAGCACCTAGAAGAACCCAGCCTATTATAAGAGAGGCTCCTATGCAGGTAGCTTCTCTCCCCATACAAGGAATAGAAGTGCCAGAATTAAGCTACCAATTAGATATCCCTACAAGGGATGCAGTATTAGGAGGTGAGGCATTAGGGATATAGGATACTGTAGATGAAGGAAATTTATCTTGGCTTAGATATGCTCCTGTTGTAGGTTCAGGTATAAGTGTTTTGTCAGATCTATTTGGGGGAAATGCTCCAGATTATGAAGGAGCTGATATGGTACTTAATGCAATATAGGGAATACCAGAAATAACTGCTTCACCTATAGGTAATTATTTAACATATAGACCTCTGGATAGAGACTACTATATAAATAAATTAAATAAGAATGCAGCAGCTACAAGAAGAGCTTTACAGAATACTTCTGGGGGAAATAGACTACAGGCATAGGCTGGTATTATTGCTGCAGATTATAATTATGGAGAAAATCTAGGGAGTCTAGCAAGGCAGGCGGAGGAATATAATCAACAGTAGAGAGAAAGAGTAGAAGCTTTTAACAGAGGTACTAACCAGTTTAATACTGAGACAGCAATGAGAGCAGCTATAGCTGATTAGGCAAGGAGAGAGATGTAGATAAGAGGAGTAATGACTGCTGCACAGATGAGAGATGCTGCAAGGAGAGAATCTGATGCTGCAAGGGATGCAAATTTAACTAACTTCTTTGAATCACTAAGCAGTATAGGATAGGAAGAGTTTAGTAGAGCATTAATTAATCAGGATCCATCAAGAAATTATAAATTAAGTAGAAGTGGTAAAACTACTTACAAGGGTAAAAAGAAGGCTAAAGGAGGGCTATTAAGCTAATATGGCAAGAATATTTGGTGCAAGATTTAAGCCATTTGACTATGCTCAAATGGTGGCTCCAGTGGAGAGAGCAGATATGATGCATACCTAGTTATAGGAGTAGCTTGGTGAATTAAGTACAAAAGCTAGTGTATGGGAGAACATGGCTAATTAGCAAACTGATCCTAAAGCATATGCACAATATAAGGCATATGCTGCTGATCTTAGTAGATAGGCTGACTTATTAGCTAAATAGGGTTTAACTCCGGAAAGTAAAGCAAGCTTAATAAAGCTAAAGCAAAGATATACTTCTGATATAGTTCCTATAGAGTAGGCATATGCAAGGAGACAAGCTCTTGTAGATGAGCAAAGAAAGGCACTATTATCAGATAATACACTAATGTTTGATAGGGCTGCTTCATCTCTAAGCCTAGATGAGTTGATGGCTAACCCTACATTATCACCAAGAGCTTATTCAGGAACCATGCTTGCCAAGCAAGTAGGATCTGCTGCACAAAATTTATCCAAAGATATGATGGATAACCCAAGGAAATGGAGAAGTATACTTGGTGGTCAATATTTCGAATCACTAATGCAAAGAGGATTCAGACCTAATGAAGTATTATAGGCAGTTATGAATAACCCATAGGCTTCTCCCATATTGAGGAATATAGTAGAAGAAACAATATCTAGTTCAGGAATACCATAGTGGGGAGATAAAGAGACTCTACAAAGAGCATATGACTATGCAAGACAGGGTTTGTGGAGTGCTGTTGGAGATACCTAGTATCAAATATAGTCTGATAAGGCTTATGATTTTGGCATGAAGGCAGGTTTGAGTGGTTCTGGAGGAGATACCTCACCTAATCTTACCTATAGAGCAATAGGTAGAACAGGAGTGGATGGTACTAAGAAAACAACTGAATTATAGAAAGATTTAGACTTCTTAAGAGAGTTACAGAAGAATCCGGGATTAATGAACTAGACTGCAACCAGAAGAGTGGGTGTTCCAGATCCTGATAGATTAATGGGTACTAGAGGAAATTTGACCTATTCTCAATATAGAGATGAGGAATACAAACCTAACTAGGAAAGGTTTAGATAGATAGCTTAGAGATATAATATAAAAACTGGAGATATGATCTCATTGCAGAAGGCTATCCAAGATGACATAGCTGGTAGTGCTGTAAGAGACTTCGTATATAAACCAAACATTACACAGAGTGATCTTATCTCATAGGTTATTAAAGAAAATGCAATGACATTGGCAGGTAGTAACCAGACCACTGGTCTCTATGAATTAGATGATAACAGAAAAGGAGATCCTATTAAACCTAAAAACCTGAATAAGTATTTTACTAAAGATACTAATTTGGGATATGATCCGGCTGTAGGTATTATATTATATTCTACTAATGATGGAGATTCTTATAATGCAGTTATTGATCCAGAATTAATAGATGATCCTGATAGAACTGTTAAAAGAAATATGGACAGGATTAATGTTCTGTTGTAGGAATAGAGGAATTAGGAAGCATCAGCAGAGATAGAAAATCTGATGAACTATATCTATGCTAAGTTTAATACTCTAGCTAAAAGGTAGAGCAATACAGATTCTAAAATGTAATAAAAAAATATGGAAGATAATCAACAAATCCAAGACCCCTCAACTGAGGGAGTTGGGGGTCTTAAAGGGCTACGAGGAATAAATACTATATAGGAGGAGAGTATATAGGATACCCCAAGAATAAAATCTTTGGATGATTTTAGGAGACACTATAGTAAATCTTTATAGAGAGCAGTTCCACAAAAAGTAGGGTTTGTAGGAGTAGGTGATAGTACCTATGATGAGGATATAACATCTATTACACAATTGGATAACCTACAAAATACTAGAGGGGAACTACAACCTTGGTATGCACAAATAGGGGCTGGTTTAGCTAAAGGTGCTGTATTAGCTGGAACTACATTTGCAGATGGTATCATTGGTACAATAGTTGGTATTGGTAATGCTGCAGCCACAGGCACATTCTCAGGATTTTGGGATAATCCATTTTCTAATGCCATGCAATAGGTAAATGAATGGTCAGAAAGGGTACTTCCCAATTACTATACTGATGCAGAACTAAATGACCCTTGGTATACTAATATATTTACTGCTAACTTCATTGGAGATAAGTTTCTTAAGAATCTAGGATTTGCAGTTGGTGCTGCATATTCTGGTAAAATATATTCTGGTCTTACATCCAAACTATTAGGCCTTAATAAAGCAAGATAGGCTTTTAAAGGGGCTGTAACAGCAAGTGGTGAGATGTTGAATCCAAGATAGGCTTTATAGGCTTATAAATAGGGAGATTTATTTTTGGATGGGGTACAACTTACTGAAGATTTAGCAAAAGCAGCCAAAAAGTTAAGGATGGCTGAACCTACTCTTAAGTTAACTGGTGCCTTTTCTGGAGCTCTAGGTGAAGCAAGAATTGAGGCCATCAATAATAGCAAGGACTGGTTTGATCTCCACAAATAGCAACTGGATGATGCCTATGAGGCTATAATGCAAGAAGAAAGAGAATCCTTACTAAAAGAATTTCCTAACCTTGCAGTATACTAGATAACTCCTGATGGTACCTCCTTTGAACAGATACTAACTCCAGGGGGAGAGGCTATGCTTAAACAAAGAGCCTCCTAGAGAATGGACTATGAAGGTGGTCTTAAAAAGCTGTCGGAAGATAGAGCTAAATTAGGTAATATAGACTTTATTCTAAATTTGCCATTACTTACTATATCTGATGCTTGGTAGTTTGGAAAGTTCTATGCTGGTGGGTATAATACAGCTAAGAAAGCTGGTAATATTATAAAGAATGTTGCATAGGATGGTACTGTAAGTTATATGGCTCAAAAGCCCTCCTTTATGAGGGGTGCTGTTAAAGTTCTTAATAAGGGTATTGCAGAGGGCCCCTATGAAGAAATGGGATAGTCTGTGGCTGGTAAATTGGCTGGATATAAATATGCTTCTGAACTTAATGATTTCTATGGAGCTAAGATAGATCCAGAAGCAGAAGAGGAAACTATTGATTGGCTAAAAGCTACTGCAAAGGCTATTACAGAGACTTATGGAACAGCAGAGGGATGGGAGGAAGGATTCATAGGTGGATTTACTGGTATGGTAGGTATACCTGGATTTAGAAGTGTGAGAAATAAAGAGGGAGGACTGTAGTCTCCTATATATTTATAGGGGGGTATAAGAGAGGATATAAAGGAGATAAGAGATCAGAGGGAGTAGGCAGATGCTATAGTAACATAGTTAAATAATAGAGTGTAGTCTCCTGAATTTTTAAACTACTACTAGTCAGCTATAAGACATAATAAATATCAAAGAGATATGGATGAAGCTGCTTAGAATAATGATAACTTTGAATTTAAGAATGCTGAACATAATCAGCTTATCAATGATGTTATCATGTTTGACAAAGCAGGTAGAATACAAGATTTGTATGATATTATAGATGAAGCTGGAAATGTTAGTGAAGCTGATGTAGAATAGATAAAGCAACTTACTACTAATAAAGAAACTGGTAAATCTGTTTATGATGGAATGACCGATTAGGAGATCATAGATCAGATTCAGAAATAGACAGAAGAGACTAGGTAGGCTGTAGATAATTATAGAAGGATAAGCCAGGATTTACAAGTCAGAATAGGTGACTACTTTGAGGAAGATGGACTAGAAGAAATGACCTATTACATGTCTAATATAGATAACTTGGAAAATAGATTTAAATCTATACAAGACAATTTAAAGAGTAGGTTATAGGGAGTGTTGGATGCTTCTATGGATGTAGAATTTAGAAGTGATTCATAGTAGGATAGGATATTCAGATTATCTGATCTTATCAATATGCCTGCAGTTAGACTGATTAATACTATAGCTGACTCCAAGGATGTTCAAAGTTATATCAGAGATATAGATAAATCCTTATAGGATATTCCAGATAAGCAAGATATTATAGATCAAATAAATGATCTAGGAAGAATAGCAGAAAGGAGAATAGACTTTATTGATAAGTACGATTTATATCTCAAAAATCCTGGACTCCTGTAGATGAAATAGGAAGAATAGAGAGAGGATGTAGTAGAAGAGAAGGAGAAATAGGAAGTAGCTAAGACAAAAGATGCTGCATTAGCCGCAACTAATCTTAATGAATTTAGAGAAGCTCTTAATAATGAGACTGATATTAATAAGAGGCAAGAAATTCTACAAGAATTAGAAAAGGAAGGAAATCAATTAGCTAAAGATTATAAGGAGGTTCATTCTTATACTAATGAAGTAAGCAAAGCTATATAGGACAGTGATTTCTCTTAGGCTACAAAGGATAGGGCATTTGAACTCCTAAATGATTAGCTAGTACACTCTAATAACCTATAGGAAGTAGCTAATCCTAACTCAGAGTATATTACAAACCCAGCATCCTTATTTGATATAAATCTGGATGAGCAGACCAATGCATTAAATTTTGCAGAAGCTCAATTAGTGTTACTAGGAGCTATGGAGAGAGCTAATAATAGCCAGTTATTTAAGGAAAGATTTCCTAGTGAGTATTTAACTCCTGTAAGTAATATGAAGGGAGCTAAATATGCTACAAAAGATATTACTGGTGACAGTAGTACATCTACCATACCAACTAGTATACCAGCAACAATAGATATACCGGAACCTCCTGTAGGAGATATCACTACTGAGATGGTTAAAGAGGAAAATGATAAGGCTAACATAGCTGTAGAAACTCCTCAAACTATAGAATCTGGTAAAAAAGGAAAAAGATAGTATTATAGACCTACTATACCAGAGCTTCATATTGAAGCCAGTAAAGAAGGAGATTTCAGACCTTTTAATATTGTTGTAGCAGAAAGAGAAAATCTTAACTTCGATGAGTTATATAATTATCTTAGAGATAGTGGAGCATTCTCTTATGTTAATGAAGGTAACTTAAAGGTAGGAGATGAGCTTGGATTTATGATTGATCCTAAATTTAATGACCATACTATCTTTATAGTAGATAGAAGAAATAATTAGGTTGTAGGATCATTGGATGAGAGTTAGTATGTAGTAGATAGATACGAGGGATTAGCCGGACTTATTGACAGGATAAAAGAAGAATTTAACTAGACTGGCAAAGATAGTCAATTTATTGCCACTCCTACTACAAGAGTATCATAGCTGATGGTAGGAAGGATACCTTATGGACAGGAAGAGAGGTAGCTTTAGGATATACCAGGAGTATCAAAGGAATCTATATTTGGTATTATTAAAAATGGTACCCTTTCTACAAATGGAAAGATACCTGATAATAAAATTATAAAACCTGTTGACATGAGTGGAAAGGAAGGTAGGATGTATATTCTTATACCTAATGCTGCAGGCAAGTATAGCCCTGCTGCTGTAAGAGTAAAGCATTTCAACTCCACTGAATATAATCCAGAAGATGTCACAGTTAATTCAACTCCTGTATATAAGAGAATTGCAGAGGGAATTGAGCATCTTGCAGATTCTATATATGAAGAGGATGTCAAGCAAGCAGTGAGTGAGCTATCCAGAAGCTTATATATGAGAGATGTACATATTGACTATGTAGCAGGAAAATATGGAACTTCAATAAGGTTATCAAAGGTAGAAAGGGATACTAATGGAAATGAAGTATATACTATTACAGAAGATGGTAGAAGAGTGAGAAAGGAGAATACAAAGATAGTATATTTGACTGAAAAATGGGATCCTAATACAGAATACATAATAGGGTCTTAGGGAGTAGTAACTTCTCCTGAAAAAAGAGATTCCTAGTAGATACAATAGGAGGTACTGAATATATTATAGGAGTTTAATCTTCCTATATAGATAAGTGTAAACAGACTTAATAATGCCGGATACAATCAGATGTTGTTATCATCTGGAGTTCTTACCTCTAATATTACAGAAGCTTCTGTAAGAAGTAGCTGGTTTACTACTGATTACTTTGATATAAAAGGTAACTTATAGTATGCCCTTAATCCTGCATCAGCAATACCTACCTATAACAGAGATGTAACTCCAGTGGGTGGTACAAATAGTGCTATTGCTGGAACTCCTATTACATAGGAAGGTGTAACTTATTATGTAGATTTAGCTACAAACACAGTAAGGGATTCTAATAATAGGACCTTATCTACATATCCTGAAAACATAAAGGACTTGACTTATATATAGGATAACTTTGGGAATGCATAGAATAGTTCTATAATGATAAATGGACTTGCACTACTTCCGAATGGAAAGGTTATAAATAGAAATACTGGAGAATATATAACAGGAAAGAAGGCTTCCTAGTTAATAAATTCACTTTCACAAAGGAATATAAGTAGAGCAGATTCTAAAAAGGTTATTGATTATATTGCTGAGAATCAAAAGAAGGTAAACAAGGAAGCTACAGATAGTAATTATTACTACATCTTAGAGGAGGATGGACAGTATCATTAGTATGATAGAGTTCATAAAAGATTAGGAGATAATTGGGTAGAATCTGAGAAATAGTCATCTGCTATAAGAGATATTAGAACTAACTTATCAAAGTATACTGATAATATAACCTAGTTTAATAACTACTTATAGAGTCTATAGAGTCATTATGGTTTAGATCTGACCAACTTTATTGGAAAGACTGATGTTAGAAGTAGAGATTCTATAGCTAATACAATCAGAGATAAGATGTCTGGTAGTAATACACAGATCTCATTATAGGCTGGAACTTCTGTAGATAGTGTAATTAGGAACTTCTTTACATCATCAGAGATGCCTATCAGACCTTCTAATATAACAGAAGAAGCTTTTAATAACCTTATCTACTCTTTAAATGAAATAAAGAGTAATATAGAAGCTAGAGGTGAGACATTTATCACTAATAATGTAGTATTATTCCAAAAATATAATGATGGTACCAGAGTTGCGGGAGAGGTAGATATTCTATCTGTAGATTCTGATGGGAACTTTAAAATATATGATGTAAAGACCAGTAAATATAGCTTTTATGATTTTGTAGATAAATATGGAAGAAAGGCAAATTACTTCCAAAATAAATCCAAAACATAGAAAATGAGTAGCAAAGACTACTACACTAAATAGTTGAGTGCCTATAAGAATCTATTTGAATCTCAGTATGATACCCCTGTTACTACATTAGCTATTTTGCCATTTGTACTTGGATATAGTGGTAGTACAGTTAATTAGGTAACTAAGGAAAAAGGTATTATCATTTCATATGATCCTACTGTTAATGTTCCCATATCAGGTAATGTAAATACCCCTATTATAAGTAATACTAATGATTCTCTTCCTATATTTAATAGTACATTTGAGAGTATGGATCCTGTTAATAATGTGCTCCCAGATTATACTATAGAAAATGGAAAGGTAGGTTACTTTATTAGAGATGGAAAATTACATAGTGGGTACTTATCTCCAATAGGACAGATTAATGGAATAGATATATACATGACTAAGGTTCCTAACATAACTAGAGGATTTGGGAACCAACCTGCTCATCCAGCAAGTAATAATTTCTATGCAGTATTCCCTAATGGGAATTCTGTGGAGATTGTGAAGAATGCTAATATAAATTCTCCAGAAAAATCTATAGGGGAGAAAATAATGAAAGCCTTAAAAGGTAACCCTAGTAGACTATCTTAGATGGCACAGGAAGAGACTATATTAACATAGAGTATCTCTCTACCATAGATAACAGAGGCTATTAATAAACCGTAGGATCAACCTATCTCTACAAGAGGAGCATTATCTACTATACAAGCAGAATTGGATATAATACCTTAGGATGATGAATTTGAGCCTGATTTTAAATTAAGAGAGGTTGCTGATTTAAGTGAACCAGTGTGGGATAAGGATAAAGAGTTGGAATGGCTTAACAGGGTGCTACCACAACTTAGCTAGAATCAAAGAGTACTAGTTTAGGAAGGATTGATAGAGGTAGCTAAGTCTGGTACATTAGCTTGGGGTAAATTTAGTGATGGTATCATTACCTTAAGTAATATAGCTGCAGAGGGAACTACCTATCATGAAGCATTCCATGTGGTATTCAATCTCCTAACCAATAGTACTAAGAGATAGGAGCTATTTGAGGAAGCCAAAGCTAAGTTTGGAGATCTAAATGATTCAGAATTAGAAGAAAGGATGGCAGAGGATTTTAGAGAGTATGTAATGACAAGAGATAATAAGAATATTACTAATAGAATCTTAGATTTCTTTAAATAGCTACTTGCAAAAATAACAAACTGGGGTAGGCTTAGACCTGCTTTAATTGAATATTACAGAAACATAAATGAGGGGTATTATTCTACTGAACACATTGTTCTTGAGTCCTCGAAATCTACTCAAAATTTATCTTTTGATAATGTATAGTAGGAAGTTAGAGAAGATTTGGAAAATAAGGGATGGACAAAGGAGAGATGGGATTCCATATCACAAGCTGAAAGAGAACAGGCACTCAGATGCTTATAAACAATAGGATGAAATTTTTTAGAGAGGAGGGAACTTTCCCTCCTTTTCTTTTCAAAAATAAAAGGGAGTAGTAATTTTACTACTCCCTTGTTGTTATTATTGTTTAAAGAAAGGAATCTAGTCCTCTATATGGATAGCTCTCATGACCGTATGGTACATAGGAGCTAATGGGGATTTTAATAGAGCTTGTTGGGCTCTAGATTTACCCTTATAAGGCCCTGATTTTAATATAGCATCCTCTCCATCAAATGTTTCATAGTTGAAAGGATTCATAAGATCAATAAGGTTTAGGGTTTTTTCTACTGTATTTATACCAGCTGCTGGAGATTTTAATATTCTTAATCCTTCAGAAGCCATAGCAGGTGTTGGAGTTAATGCTCCTAATTCAGTATATAATCTTCGTAGCTAATATTCAGTCATTTTTACAAGCCAAGGTCTATCTCTATCATCACTCCATTCTATTAATCCTATAGCAGCCATTACAGCTAATAAGTGTGCTACTTCAACAAGAGCTCTTCTAATATTAGCTTTTTCAGTGTTGGTCAGTTCCTGCCACCTAGATGCTATATCAAACTGGGCTTTTCTGAGATCCTGAAATAGGGCATTCATGAATCTACCTGTAGTAAGATAATACCCCTCTGTCCATGCTTCTAAATCATAATTATAGGTAGCTGACTTAAATCTTCTATTTAAGGAAGGTTTAATCCATTTCCTAAACATTAAACCCATTCTACCTATAGCTAATTTCTAAAAAGCCGATCTATCTGCCTTATTATAAATACCATGCATTCTCTAGTTTATAGCAGCACTTTTTCTACTGAATTTGATTATATCCTCCTTAGTAAATTCTGATCCATCAGCTTTAGTATATCCCTTTTTTACCTATAATTTGGCTCCGAGCTTTTTATTATTTTTATCTAATGGTACCACCTCCATAGCATCCCACAAACTTACTACTTTTCCATTAGGAGCCTTCATCTTGTAAGCATTAGCAAGGGCTAAGGAAGTTCTAGTCTACATCCAATGTTCTCCAGCATTATTCATAAAGAACAAAGTTGATGTACCAAACATTCTACTAAACCAAGTTTTTCTATCAAAATTCACCTCCCTAACATCTTTTTCATACTCCTACATAACATTAAACTACTCATCCCACAAGTACAGCTTATTAGTCTTAACTCTATCTCCTATTTGTGCTAGATACTAAGGTAGCTATTTTCCGTAGATTTTATCAGCTGCAATAACATCTCTCTCATTAAAAAATTCTCCAGACAAAGCTTCTATTCTCATCATTACTTTACCTGTAGCTACATTGGATATACCAGATAATATATTTAGGGCAAGACTATTCATAGATGTCATTCTGTTTACAAAGTTGGCAAATTTACCTTTGTCAATGTTAGTCTTTCCAAAAGTTCCTTCATCAGCCATATATCTCCCATATACCTACATATCAAAGAAGTCATTTAACCTACCCATAAAGTAGGTTTCATCTCCTTTACGGGTTAAGGTACTTTCTACAGTTCTTCCTACTGCTTTAAATTTTTCCATAAGAGGTTTACCCCCAGAAGTCTATGTTATCTATCTCTCTCTAAGTAGATCCCTCCCAACTTCCAGTACATCTATAACCTTGCTCATTTCATCAAAATCATTTACCATAGCTGCATAAGCTGTCAGTGTGCCTGCTATATCTGTGGATAGATCATTTGCATTCTCCCCTTCTCTTAACTTAGTAAAATAAATAGGTAACATCTAAACCTATCTATCCTCAAAGTCCTATAGGATTGCTTTGTACCCAAAGTCTGTATCATCTGTTCTTTTAATGAATTCATCTTTTACAGATTCCCACACTTGTTTTAATCCTTGCATTACATTTTCAGAGGACTTTACTCTTTCTAATAGATCTTTTCTTATCTTTACAGCATTATATAGGCTTGTATATTTTTCTGGAAGAAGCTAATCTAACTTGGATTTTATATCCATTATAGTAGTATAGTACTCTCTCTATGCTTTATTCAGGTTTTTATACTATTTACTTTCGTATATAGATAATTTAGGTCTTCTTACACCATCTACTATCTCCATATTCTATCTGAACCATTCTGATCTTTCCTTGTTGTAGCTCTATATATCATCCCCTATAGGATTCTTCCCATACTTGTCATTTAGGGATTTATACATACTCCTTAAGTTCTCTTTAAAGAGTCCATAGTTTATCTCCGATATATAATTCCCAGTAAGATTACCTTTACTATCTCTTTCAAACATCCACTCTGTATCTTTTACACCAGACTATTCTAGTTTAATAGTAGCAGCTTGTATCTCTTTCTATATTTCTATAGTCTTTAATCTAGCCTCTTCTTTACTTTTCTTTACAGCCTAATCCATTACTTTTAGCATATAATCACTGGAATCAGCCATGCTATCTAGCCATCTGTCAAAGAATGAGATATCTTTCTCTGCTGTTTGGATAAGCTCTTCTACAGTCATCTGTTTTCCTTTGTGTTTCCCGAAAGGTATAACTATACTTTCTCCTACAAATGGCTTTATGAAATCAACAAATAAAGGCATAGATGTTTTATCATAGTCTATTTGTAAGTCACCTAACAGATTAGATAAATCATTCAGTGCTACTTTTACTCTTTCCCCATATCTATTAACTGGAGATCTCTCTTCCTCTCTAAGAGCTTCTCTTACTCCATCAGTCATTCTTCTATAACTATAGATATAGTTCCTTATATCTCTTAATAATCTTGCTTTTTCCTATATACTAGGAGCCTAGGTGTCCCTCAATGCTTCTATTCTACTATTCAGTTTCTATAATTCCCCTAGTGCATTCTCTAGAAACATATATATCCCCTCGACTTCATTATTTTGTTCAAGAGCTAGCTCTAGCTAATCTATTAACAATCTTTGATTACTACTAAATTTACTATTAGGATTTCTCTTTTCATAAATTTGTAACCTCTTTAACTCATTCTCTAATATGTCTTGGAGTAGTTTTTTATCTCTATCTACTTTCTCCTTTGTACTATAAAATTCTTCTGAAGAGGCTATATTCTTTATACTTATGATTTCATCCAGTTGCCCTGTTAATATATCACCAGCTAACTTGGCAAAATCACTATCTGCTCTAAGTATTGCTCTCTATACTGAAGATGCACTTAGTCCTTTGAGAAACCTCTTTACTGCTTCAATAACTCTCTGTAATAGATTCTTGTAGGGGGAATCTGTAATAGGGGACTCCTGTAGTAGATGTTTAGATAATAGCTTTCCTGCTGCCTCTTTAGCTAACTTGGTCTAATTTCCATTATAGAGAGTAGAATAAGTTTCATAATCTTCTCCTAAAATCTATTCAACCATGTTATTATTGACTAGATTATTTAGTAATCTATCTACAAGAGCATTATCTCCCATAGCTTCAATAACAAAATGAGCAAATTCTTCTGGTAAAGCTCTTTCACCTTTAATACCATCAGCAAGTCTTATTAGCTCTATTAGTCCTGTAGCAGCATCTTTAGCCTAACTAAAATCTGTAACTCCAGCTACTCCTCTTCTTCTCTCCAGTTCAGTAAGAGCTCCTGTTGATACTCCCCATCCTGATAACAATTCTCTTAACCTAGCATTTAATTTATAATTGTAAGCCATGTTATCAGCATTAACACTGTTCATCTTGTTTCTAACTTTTACAACAGGACTTATAAATACTCTAGAAGATTCAGTATCAGCTACTTTCTCTACAAGGGCAACATAATCCTATCTAAATTCAGACTATGTATTAAATTGCAATACCTTCTGGAACAGCTTATTGTAGTTGTCTTCATTATTGATATACAACTTTATTTGACCATCTTTGTGGAAATGTCCTATATCATCATTTAGCTTCTTAAGTATCTTCTATGTATTAACAACATCTTTAAGATTAGTCTTTTTAAGCAGACTTTGTATTGTTGGTTCCCCATTTTCATCTAGTTCCAATATGGGATTCCACCTCTTTACAAATTCACTACTCTTTGTTATAAGATATATTCTGGAAGCTTCTTTTACATTATTGAGGTAAGTAAGCAGGTCTTGAAATAACCTGCTACTTACTATCTCATTTTTACTGTTCCTTACCTATGGAACCATTGTACATTTTTTTGTCATAGCCATTATTTTGTAATTGCACCACAAATTTTATCATTATTAGCATCTCTGAACTCTGTATTAGGAGTTATAGATAGTATATCATCAGTTTTCCCATCATTTATATTCAAAGGTGATTTATACACTGTCTCAAAAGCTTCTCTAATAGCATCTTGTTCTGGAAGTTCACTCAACGAGGTAAAATCAGCTTCTGAGTAGGATAGAGCATCTTCTACATTAGTATCATCTAATTCTATTGAGCTAGAATCTACTAATGGATCAGGGCTATAGTCCTTATCATTTTGTTTTATAACAGATCTCATATCCTCTACATCCACTCCATACTGGTATTCAATAAAATTGTTTTTGAATCCTAATGGACTTATCCTTTCATATATAGCTACATTTGGTAAAGTTGTATCAGACTGAGTTAATCTATAGTAAACCATATTACCATTATGATTTCTTGCTATATAGTCAAAGAAATCATAGACTTGTTCTTCTCCAAAACCTATAGTATTTCTAATTATCTTTCTATCATTAGAATTTGATTCAGTGTCTATAGTAAATATCACTCTGTCTAATATATTATTGTCCCTACCTACAAACTGTGTAGATGCAGTAGATGGAATCTCAGGGACAAATTTTCTATTATTTAGGTGATTGTAAATGTATTGATCTATAAACTGTCTATAATCATCTTCTCTGATAGTAAGTTCTCTTAGAGTCTCTATATATCCTGGTATATTCTGTAATACAACTACAGGAGCCAGATGTATGAAGGTGTTAGGTCCGAATGCAAATCCATTCCTGTAGAAACTATATCTGAATAGATTAAGAGCTAATTGTTGAGCTTCCGGGCCCATATATAATAAACTGGCCCAATCTCTACTATACCTTTCTTTGAGAATAGGACTTAAAGAACCTACATTCTTAAATACCAGAACATCTACAGGAGATTGTTCATTTGCCTTAATAACCTTTAGTCTCTTTATGAATTCTAAATCAGCTATATTGGGGTTAGCTCCCACTACCTTATTAAAGTATTCAGGAAACCTATTAATAAACTGGTCCCTTCTGTCTTCTGAGTTAACATATTGGTCTCCTAAGGATTCTGCTCCAAAGAATTCAGTTCCACTCATTATATAAGCAAACAGATCATTGTAGATATTATTAAGGGTTCGAGAATCTAATTTACCAGTTTTGGTATAGTATCTTAGCCCTTTAAACTCATCATTACCTTCAATTACATCTCTAAATGGCTTACTAAATTGTGGAAAATATCTATTAAGCATACTAGTAGTTTCCTTTATACCTAGGGTATAGAATGCCTGCAAATAGGGTAATTTAGAATTTAGCAGAAAATCTCTTATCTCTTCTTCACTTCTACCAGAGATGTCTTCATCAGATATAACATCAGCTCCTGTAAGAGGAGATTTGGATGCTTCTACCACATTAGAGATAAAATCTTCTACCCTTTGAAGCTTAATAGTTGTATCAGCAATTGAGGGGCCTGCTGCTCCATTTCCAGTATCAGCTCTTGTTGCTTGTACCAATTGGTTTAAAGCATCTGAGGAACTCATTATTCTACTAAACAAGGATCCTACAGCCACTTGGCCTCTATAAAAAGATATTTTCCTATAGTCTGAGGTTTGAGCTCTATCAGATAATTCATACACACCCTTCTCTATTAGAATATTATCAGCTAAGTCCTCTAATAGGAACTTATTAGATTTGTAGTTGTCATAGGTTACATCTTCCATCATAGATGCTTTTTCCCTATATTCATCTATTACCTCTTTCATGATAGTACTACTACTCTTTCCAAGTCTGGAGTTTATCATGTAGGATTTTGTAATATCTACTACAATAGGTTGCTGCATCAATAAGCCTATTACAATAGGGTTGTACCCTAATCTACTTAATAACATAGAAGCATTAGCTGTAAAGGTATTCTGATTCAAAGCAGCTAATACAGGATCCTTTGCATTATCTACAGAAGCAGCTAGAAAACCTGCATTATTTTTAGATATGTACTCTTTATTATCATTTATTACATTATGTAATGATGTAAAGCTCTTACCATCTAAGGTAAAGGCACCATTTTCTTCATCCAGTCCTAACATAGTATGTTGCATCAAAGCATGATTTGCATTGTGATTAGCATAGATACCAATTAAAGCTGCCCCAGTCATGTTTTGTTGATGTAAGATAACCTGAGTTCTTGGACTAAGGGGATCTAGTTTTCTTTTAAACTTTAAAGCCAAAGGATCTAACTGTGTATTTAAATCCATATTGCTTAAGGCACTGTAAACACTCTTGTCCTTTGGAATATTAAGCTCCTTTCTAAGTTCTTCTTCTCTACTAGATTGCAATATAGTTACTATTCTAGCGGCCTTCTTTTGGTAATCAAAACTACCAGGATTTAGTACTTTGGATGCAGTGTCTGCATTAGTAAGAATCCCCCACATCATGTCAATAAGTAGATTATTCCTTGCTTCTAAACTATTATCAGCGGGAGTTTTATTCCAGTCATAATGTATCTTCTCTATTATATCTCCTCCTCTTACTCTATACTGTTCCCTATTTAACATGTAGGTTTTCCAGATATTGTATTCATCAGAGCCCTTTGGAGAACTTTTTCCTTGTGTAATAGCCTGTTGTACAGTATCTCTATAACTTTTAAACTCTTCCTCTGTTAAGGCCCTACCCTTGGTTAATTGAGAGATTAAATCTTCTACAAACTGCTTTCTATTATACTTAGGAGTGATTTTGAATTCAGGTAACATGATATACATCTTATCCACATCAAAATCAGATCCACTAATGGTAGTAATTTCTGCAGGAAGCATAATTGCAGAGCCATTTTGTTGAGGTAAAAACCCTTTGATATAGAGAGGTGCCATAGAATATTTGTCTTCAGTAGGAACTCTATACCCAATTAATCTTCGAAGATCTTCTGGTAGCTTTGTAATATCCAACTGGTGAGTTTTAGGATCCATCAATGGTTCATAGAACTCCCTAGAATAAGCAGGCATATAGCACTCCATATATTTTATCCTTTTCTTATCTCCTTCACCTTCATATACTATATGAAGATCGTCTGTGAGGCCAAAAGATGAAACTTGTATGAGTGCCCCTCCTTTTATCTTTTGTTTAGTTATACCACCATTTTTGCCATATCCTCCCTTTATTATACTGTTTAGAAGCTCCTGTGTTTTAAGAGAGTGAGATGGTTCTGAAAGAGGAATATTAAATTCTCCTTGGTTATTTAATGTAAAGGATCTAACTTGGTCAATTCCATAATTCTGGTCTCCTCTTATCTCATCCAATAGTATCTTCTCTAAATCCTTAGGATCTGAAAATATCTTTCGGATATCTAAGTAAGACTGTAATGTATTTTCTACAATAATGGAATCATAAAGAGACATCCATTCATCCTTATTCAAAAGTTTACCATCTACTTCTATATTAGTACCCTCAGCTATATCAGCAGTAATCAACTTCCTAATTTGAGTACCAACCAATTGGGTTGTGTCCAACATATGTTCCGGAGTCTCAGTCTGTATCCCATAATCCTCATAGCTCAATGTATGTATAAAGTTGGGATTCTCAATATTGTTGACTCCTGTAGCAATAGTTAGAATATCAGTAACACCTTTGTAGGAATCTACCTCATTTAGGCTAATTAGACCTTGTTTTCCAACTTTAACAGCAGACTCAAATTGCACCACATCTATACCATATTTTTCCATGAAGTCATTAATGGCCCTTAGCTTTTCAGACCTTCCTGTAGAAGCAGATATCATATTAAAGGCTGCTAATAATAAAAATTCAGAGTTCTTATGCTGGACTGGTGTTTTTATCTTAGTATAGCCATCAATACCACTAATATTCCCTGTTTGAGTATATAGATAAGGTTTTTTAGTCTGCCAAATAACATTAAAGTCAGATATATCCCATTTTCCACTTTGAAAATTATCAAAGGCTTTTTGCATATCATCAGTCCATTGGCCAGCCATATCTAATATAGCCCTGTAAGAACTTAAAGACCTATAAGCCTGAGCATCTGCTACATTGACCTCTCTAAACTTATTAAGAATTAGATCTCTATCCCTTTTAGACATTTCATTCTTTCTAACTCTGTCATCTAAAATAGTCTCTATATCAGATAAATTGGGAGATACAATCTCATTATCTTGTAGATAGATTACTCTTTCTACTTTTCTACCATACTTTGAATTGGTATTAAGTCTCAGAGAGGGAGCATGAACTTCCTTAAATCTCTTTTGAAAGTCTTCTAAGTCCTTGTAGAATGCTAAGTCAGTAGTAGTGAGTTGTATAATCTGAGAAGTTGCATATTTGCTATTCCAAAAATATTCTCTTAACTTATCTTTAGCACTGTTCCTTATAACAAGGTCTTTATCAATAGACTTAGCTTCCTGCACTGGGATTGTACCTTGTGTTACTCTATAATCTATGAGGTTTCTTATATCATCCAGGATCCTAACAGCTTCTCTATTATCTATAGGTTTGTTATTATTTAATAATCCTAATAGTCTATCCATCTCCTGTGTCCATGAATCTCCCAAGATATTCTTTGCTCTATGTAAAGCACCTGCTATAACTTTATTGTACTGAGATTGTCCTGTGCTTACTCCCAATACATTTAGGAATATGTACTTTCCATCATTGTTTTCAGAAAATAGCCCAATTCTATCCCATTCCTTATAGGTTTCTTCAAATTCACTATCTATAGACTCTCTAACAGCCCCTTTTATAAACTCTTCGAGATCCTCTCCAGTACCTTCTCTTTGTATCTTCTGCAGCCTCTGGAGAAAGGTATCTCCATTTTCATATCTTATAAGGTTAAGAGCTGGCAAAAATTTAAATTCTGCCCCTCCTATGCTCCTGATGGAACCATCCTTTTTCCTCACTATATCAAAATTTGCTATAGGTTCTACTTCAGGATCCCCCTTCTGATACTTTATATCTCTTTGGTTTACAAGAGCAATTCTATCTACCTCTTGGTTAACAAGATCTACCATATGATCTAGTATGATATCATCATATCTTCTATACTCCCCATCTTCTCCTATTACACTGTGGTTATCATACTTTAAGAATCTTATGAATTCTCCAGAAGGAGAATCAGATAGAATAGGTAAATGATAGTTTGCAAATTTTATGTTTGCATCAGTATTTTCAGGATCTGCAAAGTACTCAACAAGTAGTTCTATTGTATAATCTAATTCTCCTAAATCTTGGTATTCTATCTTATCATGATTGAGTACAACCTTATGTTGTAGAGCCTCTCTCATCTTAGGATTTTCAACTAACTCTTTAAGCCATCCATTCCTCCATCTGCCATCTTTAAAGAACCAATCATATTGTCTATACTCAGTATCAATGAACTCTTTAAAGCTCTTCTCATCCCTCCTTACATTCTTTAATAGCTTAATTAGTTTTCCTATATAGTTGGGATTAGTATGACTAAAGTAACTTTTGTCATTTTCTCTAAAACTACTCTCTATAGCATCATCTGTAACATCACTAAGCATCTTAGCTATGTTGATATATACAGTACCAAAGGCATTGATAAGATCTGTCTTCTTATCTACTCCATCTACAGGAGTCTCTATTTTTACCTTTCCACTTGTAATACCAGAGAATAATACGTTTAGTTGGTATAACAGTTGCATAATAGGATCAGTGATTTCTCCTATCTCACTTTGTTTAATATTTGTAAGAGCTGACTTCAACACAGCTGGATTAGTATCTATCCCAACCATGTTAAGTAGTTTATTTACTGTTTTCCAAACTAAAGGATCCTCTAGTAGATTTAATCTTTGCTCTGTGGATAGATTGGTGAACCTATTATTGAGATCTTCAGTTAGTTCTAGCCCTTTTCTTACATTTTCCTTACTTATTTCTCTGTCACTACCATATATACTATCTTCATCTATTGGATCTCCCATTTCATAATTATCTCTCCATTGCTCTAGTAAATAGTAGACCCCTTCTGGCTTATTAACAGAAATGGTCTTCATTTTAAATGTTCCATCAGACTGTAATTGCCTTTTTTGAATCCAATAGGGAGTAAAGTCTTTCCTAAAATTCTGATAGAATTGGCTAAATAACCTCTCATCTCCTTGCAGCTTATGAATGATCTGACCAACCCAAGGTTTTGTAGATCTTAGGTCCTCTAGTAGAGGCATTAGGTCAGAAGAGTCTATCATGTCTTTGAGTTTATCAATAAGGACTGCATGAACATAATCTGCCTCCAAATATTTTGGAAAACCAAGATCATCCAGAGCTCTCTTTCCATTATAATCTAATCTGGGAATCTCTCTTATAGCCTTTCTTACCTCTTGGCTTAAGGATTCTCTGGAGCTAACTTCTCTAAAGTTAGACATCCAACCCTCTCTATAAACCTCCTCTCTAAAGAGCTCATCTGTATATCTCTTAGAGATACTATCACCCTCTGGTAGTGACTCAGTAAGAGTTGCATTTGAGGGAGATACTGAATTAAGATCTATCCTTAGTCCTTCTGTAATAGCAAGAATTGAGCTTGCTTCTTCTGCAAGAGGTTTAAAATTATCTACTATCCTAGTATAAGCATCAGTCTTATACAAAGCTCTTTTTTTAGCTGCCTCGTATTTTTGACTATCACTGTATCTTTCAGATCCCTTTTGGTTATTAATTCTGCTTAGCTCTGCCTGTATTCTGTTATCCTCTGTATCTGATATATATCTACTGAATATATCTCTTACTCTAAGAAAAACACCTGCTGGAGTTACACTGCTTATTGCCCTAAACCTATCTAGGGAGTTGAGTTCCTGACTTAATTCTTCTATAGCTATTACATTGCTTTCTTTCTCAGCTTCTTCGATTCTTTTATTAATATTATGATCTTTCTCTTGTAGGATCAAATCAACTTCTCTGCTAAAGAATCTTGCAATTAAGTTAACCCTATCTCTTCTTATAATGGGATCAAAATCCAGTTCTACCTTAGCCTGCTCTTCTATTGTAGAAAGAGCTTGAGTAGAGAAGGTAGATGATAGAGTAGAACCTAGTACTTTTTCAATCTGGTCTTCTCCACCTCTTAATTCTTCCCTGAAAGAAGCTAATTCAGAAGCAGTAGGATAGGTATCCCAATCTGTGTTGTTTCTATCTTGCCATAACTCTACGAGTCCTTTGATAGACTCTATAGTTTCTCCACTCAGCTGGGCATGTAGATCTTCTATCTTAGAATTTGTGGTTATACATCTTTTACTCATCTTATTATAGACTATAATTGTTTTTATGTACACAAATGTAAGGGTTTATTTCCTAATATGCAAGTTATTAAGAGGTTTATTTTAAAGAGTAAAACCATTCTCTTATTAAAAATTATAAAAGGGGGTAACTATTACCCCCTTTCTTTACTTGTCTACAACATATTTAACTCCATCATATATAAGCCATTTTATAGTATTTATATTAATAGGTCTGATACCTGACTCTTTGTCAGTTTTAATAATATCCATATCTACACAATCATATCTGCCGTCTCTGGATTCAAATTGTACTTTATATCCTCTTAGAACCCTATCTTCACCTTCCTCAAATCCAAGAATAGGATTGAGGATGAGGTCTGAGAAATGTTTCTTTGCTACATCAGAGATACTCTTCTTTTGAGTCTTAGCTCTTTCAATTGCTAATAGGAATTTATTGAGCTTCTCTTCTATATCAGCATCAATAGACTTCTTGCTCCGAGGTTTATCCTGCTTTTTGAAACAAACAGTGAATACTGTATCAGCATTAATTCTCTCAAATATGCTCCTAATACCTAAGGTTCCATCTGGCTTATCCTCTTTTGTAACCTTTATAGTTTTGTCATATTGGTCTGCTGATTTAAGATACTTTGTCAGATAGCTGTTACCTATCTTGACTTCATCTCCAGATTCGTTATGTTTTAACTTCACTCTATCCCACATCTTTTTGATAACAATATAATGTGAGGACTCTGATAAAATATCACCTTCTTTTAATGTATCTATATCTACCATTTTTTTTTTACTTAGAAATTCTTTAATTAATCCATCCATTCCCCTTAAACTCTTTCTGTAATGGAATTGCAAGAGCTCTTGCATCAGGATGAGCTGCTTCTGCACATCTTAGTTTAAAGAAATGTTCCCAATCACTCACAAACCCAGTCATTACTAGCTCAGTTTTTAAAGCATTAGGTAATACTTGCCTAGCTTTTTCAGGAGTCAAATCTAGTTTTAACAGGTAAAGGTACTTGAATTCAGCATTTACAAGATGATTAATAAACTCTCCCCACTAATTCTATAATCTTGTATATTCCTTCTTCTCTAGGACCTTGTGGTATTATTTCATATGCAGGTTTTATTAGTTTCATATTACTCTTCCTTTTAATTCTTGTAAATTCTTTTCTATATCACAAATATTTGAATTTAAATCTTGCACTTTAGCTATTATAGTATTTAGCTTATCTAGTGGTGAGGTAAGGGGAGCTACTATACCATTTTGGCACTCTTTAGCTTCTTCAGTAGCTTCTTCTATGGTATAGAATATTTTAACATTTCCTTCCTCATCAGTCACCAAACTAGGCATACCAAAATCTTCTATAACTACAAATCTCATAATATCTATATTATTCCTCTATTACTTCAAAATCATCTTCTATCCAATCTTTACAATGATCTGATGGCAATATAACCTTGTCTCTTACAGCTTTTACCAGATCAGCTGAGTCATAATCCTCTTTTACTGTTACCTCTGTAGAGATAGATAGAGTCTGGCTAATCATGACTTTAACAACTACCTCTTCTGGTTCCTTTCTAAACCAAGGACATCTAGAATCCTCATTGGCTCCCATTGGTGCATTATCTCCCATCTCTGTAAACTATCTGTTCTGCCATTAATCCACAACAAGGAGGTACTACTACTTCCTCTACAAGAGATACCAAGTAATCCTTAGGAAAACCATTATACATACCACTAGATGTGAGTATCTTAATGGCCTCATTAGAGTTAGGGGCCTTCACTACTGCACATCCCTTTGCATCCTTCCCACGTATTGAGAATGTAATAACCCATATTTTAGGGTAAACTGTTTTCTCTTTAACTTCTATTTGACATTCAGCTACTTCTTCCATATTATTTTATCTCTATTTATGTTTATCATAATATCTATACATACTAAATGGAGCATCCTGAACTTCCTTTCCTCCATCATATACTACGAAGGTATGAGTGATAAGAACATTCTCATCTATCTTAGTGAGAGCCTCCTGTATACTTTCCTTAGTTAGCCCTGAGTAATAAGAATCATCTAAGAAGATATATGAACTGCACTTTAAATTGGTTTTGTATAAATTAACCTCTTTACCTGTTCTAATACCTCCATTTACTATGATTACTTCCCCAAATTCACTAAAATCCTTCATATAATTATTAGCTATGATATGACCAAATTCCCCACTCAATATTATACCTATTCTATTCTTAGGTGGAGAAACTATTCTATCAACATGTAATTTAAAGAAAGCCATAAAGGAATCCAATATGTCATTATCACCCTTTATCATCATATCTAAAGTATTGAAGAAGTCTTCTCCTTCAGGATGTTCCTTTAGTATCTCTGCTACTTTTTCATTTAGTTCCATTCTTATTGGATGAGGGATCTGAACACCCCTTCTTTAAAGTTTCTATCCTGTCATTAATATACCAGATTGCTTTTTCAAGATCTTCCAGCTCTTTCTCCACAGAGGTTAATCCCTCCTCAGTTTTTAATCCTGCCCTCCAAAGGTACTTAATAGCATTACCTATAGAGAAGCAATAGTGTCTGGTAATATCTATGCATTCTACACCACTAGGATGCTTATTATAGTATTCTGGGTGGTTTATTCTAGGATTTGTTTCATCATATTTATTTAATTTAATAAAATATTCCTCTATAGGTAACTTTAGTGCAACAACGTTACGATTATGTCCAATATCGTCTATAATATGATTATCTAATGTAGAACTATAAATATAACCTTTATTATAGACTGTAGTAACAACCCCATTAATATCTCTCTTACTGAGACTTTTTATACATTTAAATCTATCTCCAGCTTTTATCTTCATATTTTTTTTTCTTAATGTACCCAATAATCATATACACCTCCTTCTGCAGGAACCTCTACCTTCTTACAGAAGAATGCTCCAGCTCTCTTCATACAGTCTTTTAGAACAACTAACATTTCATCAGCTATCTCCTCAGGAACTTCTATATTCCACTCATCATGACAAGGAACACATAGCTTAACTTTGAATACTAGATCATGTTTCCTCAAATATTCCCATAAAAATATGGAAGCAACCTTAAACATTAAGGCTCCTGTGGCTTGGCAACAGTAGTTAATAGCATGCTTTTCTGAGGTAGATTTTCTCTTAAAGAAATGTTTAGCTGGAAGCACATATACATCAGCCAGGCTTACATAGGCAGACTTTTCTGTCTTTTTACCTCCCTTGGTAACTTCATAGGTATACATTCCTACCATAGATTCAAATGGCTCTCCATCAGAAAACCTCTTATATAGCTGCTGCTTTACAATTTTAGGGATATAAGTATTCTCCTTGCCCTTAAAGGATCTATAAACACTCCAGAATTCTGTAGTTAGTCTTCTCTTTATGCCCATAAGGATATTGTAATCATATATAAAGGCTCTATGAAGTGTTAATGGGTTTAATATTATATATCCATTGTCCATAACAAACTTCCTTTGTTTATCCTGATACTTTTTTATACCTACAAAACCCTTCATATAATTGTTATATATCCTTTTAGACTCTTCTTCAGTCTTACCAGAATGCATTTTGATTGTGTTCCAATCTCCTCCATAGTTAATAGGGAATTCTACTTGTGATTTAACATCATTTCTAAGTCCATGAAACTTCTTTTTTATCTGTTCAATAGGACAATCTCCTATTATATCTGGGAAAGACATCTTTGCAACCAAGGAATGTACATCTCCACATCCATTATTAAACAAGTCAATCATGGCTGGATCATCAGCTACATCTGCTATAATCCTACTCTCCTGACCTGAATAATCACAGGATATCCACTTCATACCTTTACCTGCAATAAAACAAGCTCTGGTTTCAGGTGAAGCAGGAAAGTTTTGAAAGTTTAGATATTTTATCTTATTCACTTTGTCCTCTCCTCCTGAACTCAACCTACCCGTATCAGTACCTAACTGGTTGAAATTTGTATGTAGTCTACCACTAGTTTCATTTACCTGAACAAGAACATTTCTACCGTAGGTAGAAGTAACCTTTTTTGCTGCCTTATATTGTAGATACAAGTAAGCAATAGTTGACTTATCTTGTTGAGATTCAATAACAGTAGCCTCAGTACTGTCCTTCCATTCTCCAGTTTCTTTGTCTTTAGCTAGAAGATTAAATCCCAGAGATTTAAGAAGAGGAATAACCTGCATAGGGCTATCCCAATTGATGGTACATATAGGCTCAGTATTAAATCCTAGCCATAAATCACCTTGTAGATCCTCCTTTATATATTTTCCGCTGACTCTGGAATCTACAGGAACTTTCCATGCCTCAAAATATCCCCTTTTAGGTCCTCTGATATCAGCTTCTGGACACCTCTCACCTTTCATCTTCTTTCTTGCCTTATCAAGATCCTCTGGGTCATCCCATCCTTCTGTTTGGAGGTAGTGATAGGCAAATTCTTTACCTTTTGCAGATGCTATGATCCAATCATTAAGTGCCTTTTCAAATATACTAAGATTGAAATCATCTAGTAACATCTTATATTCCCATTTGGCTCCATCTAATAACACTCCACAGTATTCTGTATAAGCTACCCAGGGTACTGATTTATTTTCATATATTAATGCTGTGGACAATTTTAATCTTTCCAGCTCAATCATTTGAGCATCCATGATCTTCTCCAAATATTTTACATCATTTGCAGCATATTCAATGACATCTTCAGAGAGACCAGCCCACATTACTTTCCCTCGAACAGTTTTATCTAATTCGACTCCCAAATATCTTTTTCCTGCTGCTTTAAGACTCATCCCATGAAATCCAGAGGGATACCCATTGTACATTAATTTCTCTGCAAGGAACCCATCATATACATTATCTATAACTATCTTCTTATGTAATAGAAACTTTAAATCAAATTTTATATTCCAACCAATAAATAATCTATTAGATAGAAGATAATCTCTGAAGTAATTTACACTTACAGTAGTCAAATCAATAACAACTTGGAACTCATAGCACCCTAATTGGAGCATTAGGAGTTCCTTTGTATAGGGATCAAATCCTCTAGTTTCAGTATCCAGCCCCACTTTTTTTAATAATTCCAGTTTAGCCAGTGCTTCTTCAAGGGATATTATCTTAAATTTATGAGATTCTGGTAGTATTTGTTGAGTAACAACATATATCATACTTTTTTTTTTTACAAGAATGTTACTGTAAATCCAAATCCAGATATATAATCTATAGATTTTACTACAGCTTCAGCTTCTTCTAATATCTCTCCTTCAGTTATTATAGGACCTCCAACAGGATTGATGGATTTGTGTCCATCAATCTCTGCTGATTTAATCCTAGAATTAGTCACTATTAGTACATAGGTCTTCGATTCACTACCATCAGATCTCTTTAATCTTCTAAGATAGTTGTGTTCTTCACCTTTTGCTTTAAGTTCTATTATATTATTCATAAAGAATATGCAACTAATTCATTATAATCTAGTACATAGTTGTACTTCCTAAAGAAGGCATTACCAAGTATACCATGTAACTCTACCTTAAAGTCCTCCTTTATTTGTTCGAAAGCCTTACTTAAATCAACTACTTGGAAATCATCTTGGAATAGTTTTCCATTATATTCTATAAATAAATTGACATAGCTACAGGATACTTTATTACCCTCTACACCATACATATCACCCTTCTCCTCAGTCTTAATATGGTCTATAGTTGATACTACTGCCTCATTAATTATAGAATAAGAAGCTCCTGTATCTAGTAAAAAGTTTAACTTCTTATTTCCTTGTTTAAAGGAGACAATAGGGAGAGAAATAAGATCCATTGTTTCCCTAAAGGATATCTTATTTACCTTTAATTCTTCTCTCTTTCTTGTTATAAGATTTACTACAAATGCAACAAGGGCTATTGCTGCTAACACTACTATTATCATTACTACTTCTAAAAATCCCATGTTTCATTTTTTTTTGTAGTTACACACCAGTGGATCCAATTCCACCTCTACTTTCATTATGAAGGTTATCTACCTTCATCAAACTAACTCCAGAGGAGAGAAGCCATTTTATCTTCTGCCATCTTGTAGCAAAAGTAGAAGGGGCTATCTCAAATTGGCATATTCTGGTCCCTCTTGGAAGAGTGAGGTTTTTATAGGCATATAATGGAGCCTTCCATTCATCTTCTTCTCCATTGTAGCTATTATCAATAAAACCAATTCCATTTGGGATGCTTAGAGAAAGCTTAACTGGAAGACTACTCCTGCTATACACTCTTGCTATCATACCCTTAGGGAGTTGTGCTGCTATACCTAATTTGGCAACATATATCTCTCCCTTTTTGATTGTAACATCTTCTCCTAGGAATAGATCATAACAATCTGATTTATTATTCCCTGTTCTTACAGGAAAACATCCTTCTACAAGTTCTTTAATTCTTATCTTCATTTTTAAACCCTATCTTTTTTTTAGTATCAGCAAAGAACTGTCTCACCAGATCAATTCTTTGTGAACTCATTTGTTTAATATAAATAGTTAAGCCTAATACAGTTATTCTTACTACATAGACATACTGTTCACTCTCTTCATCATAAAACTCTGATATTAGCTTTTTTATCATAAGCATTTACTATAACCACAGTCAATACATTTGATGCAACCATCTACCCTAACTAATCTACCCTCCCCACAGTTAGGACATTTCTCTCCTTTTATTTCTCCAGATCCACTATATTTACTTAGTATCCTACACATAGCAGAACTAAATGAAGATATATTATCATTAACTTTTCTAGCAGTTTTGATAATATATTCTATACTAACACCATGCCTTAATAGCATAGAAGAATATAGAGTTGCTGCATTCTCTTCTACATTATCATTAGCCAGTTCCAAGTTGTCAATATGTAATATGTCTGAGTCAAAACTATAATGCATCTTTTTAACTTTAGTTATTTTCCCCTTGTGAGTTTTGAAATTGATGGTATTAGCAGGTCTAAAGGTAAATATCTCATAAGGTTTATTGTCTAATAAACCTACTAAGATTATAAATTGTTCTCCCTTAGCTTTAACTAAATAACAGTCTGCTTCTAGTTCTCTTGGTCTTTTAGGAGCATCTTTTCCTATGATAGTTTTTGGTTTTTCAATCTTGCTCAACACTCCTTCTCTACAACCATCTCTATACACTGTCAGACCTTTAAGTCCCTCTTCCCATGCTTTCAAATATATATTACTTACTTCTTCTTCTGTAGTGTTGCTTGGTAGGTTTATTGTAGAACTGATGCTATGAGTTATAAAAGCTTGTACTGCCTTCTGAATTTCTATCCTCTTCTCCCAATTCAACTCATGTGCAGTTGCTCCTTTGTAAGGAGATTCCCTGAATAGATATTCTAAGTCACTTTCTTTATTTATATCAGCTCTCCTTATAGTTCTGATCCCCTCAGGATCCTCAGATATAATTAATGGATAAGTTTCACACCACATTTTGAACTTAGGATGAATAACTATGAACTCAGTATATTTCTCTCCTTTGATATCTGTATAATCTACCCTGTCAGTAGGATTCATAACCTTTCTTCTTCTCTTATACCAAGGCATAAATACAGGCTCAATACCACTACTTGTACCTGCCATAATACTTACAGTACCAGTAGGAGCCACAGTAGACCAGCTTATATTTCTTCTTCCCTGTTGAGCCATCTTAAGGTAAGCTTCCAGATAGTTACTTCTTATAAACTTTAGCCAATCTGAATTAGATTCTGCTTCTACTACAGAATTCCAAGCAGGAAATGCACCTCTCTCAATAGCCATGTCTATTTGGGCATCTAGTTGCCCTTTAAACATATGTTTCATAATGAGTGTAGTGTATAAAACAGAGTTACTACTTCCATATACTTCCCATAACATTGCCAATGTATCAGCCAGTCCAGTAAAACCAAGACCAGCTCTTCTGCCCTTCATAGTATTATTCTTTATAGTACTCCACAGCTCCAGTTCAGTTTGATCCTCCTCATCTTTTACCTTATCTATGATCCTATCTATAGCCTCAATTTCTAAATCTACAAGGTCATCAGCCAACTTCATTGCCTTGTAGCTTATCCTCTCTAGCTCTTCTGAATCTATCACTGCTAATTCAGTAAAAGGAGCTTTAACAAAACTTGTTAGATTTAAATGGATTAATCTACAACTATCAAAGGGACCCATAGGAATTTCGCCACATGGATTTGTCCCAATCATCCTGAAGTCAGGATATATACCATCAGGAGAATAGTTATGCATTGCTCCTTCAAATATAATTCCAGGCTCCGCTGTATTCCAAGCACAGTGTATCAGAGTTTTCCAGAGTTCCCTTGCTCTTACTTTCTTTACATAGCCCCCTCCCTCAATATTCTGAATAGCATATAGTTTATTAAACTCACTTAGGAAATCAGGTCTACTATCTTCATGATAGTCCGGAGGTAGGTTCAGATCAATAGGAAACCTTAGAAGGTAATCTTTGTCTTCTATCACTGCTTGCATAAATTCATCAGTAACTTTGACTGACACATTAGCTCCAGTTACTTTAGTTAGGTCCTGCTTCTTAGTGATAAACTCTTCAACATCTGGGTGGTTAATACTAATACTTAACATTAATGCTCCCCTACGACCATCTTGTGCCACCTCATTAGATATATCAGAATCTACATTCATAAAAGATGCTGCCCCTGTAGAGGTTTTTGCAGAATTATGGACTTTTGCTCCTCTAGGTCTTAATTTGGATAGATCATATCCTACTCCACCCCTCCTCTTCATTAATTGAATCTGCTGATTTCTAACCTTCATTATCTCGGCATAGCTATCCTTTGGACTGCCTATTACAAAGCAGTTTGACAGTGAGATTATATCTCCTGTTCCCAAACCTGCCATTACAGAACCCCCTGGAATAACATATTTGAAATTTTTGAATAGTTCATATATTTCCTCCTCGCTCATTGGATTAGGATATTTTTGTTCTATTCTTGCAAATTCTTTAGCCATCCTTCTGTGAGTATCATCTGGAGTTTGCTCTCCCTCTGCTGCATATTTGCTTCTCCATGTGGATGCTGCTAATTCATCTCCATTAAAATATTCTAACTCTGTCATACTTCTGTTAAATTACTTATATCCATTATATAATTATTTAAAGTTGCTTCTTTACTATATCTAGTTCCCGGATTTAGAAGATAATATTGTAGTTCCTCTAATATTTTTCTCCAATTTTTTAGTATGGTACCATCTTTATCCTTCAGATCTCCTTCATAAAAGTTCTTATCAAATCTCCATATTATAGGAGCTTTTGTGATTCTGTTTATAGTAACAAATTGATATTCCCTTATATTAAAATCTCTAAAGTAAGGATCTCTTGTTATAACACTCTTCAATATATAAGAATAAAGACCTGCTTGTATATCATATCTCCATTTTGCAAAAGATCCTTCAAATTCTTCCTCAGGATGTCCTGTAGTTTTAAGATCTATTGGGTAGATATCCTTGTTTTTATGATCTACAACTATGACATCAAACATACACCTTACTGGTATACCATAATAATTGGACCTAAACTTTAACTGAGATACTATCTCCAGTTCATCATCTTCAAATACTGTAAAATACATCTGGGTCAGGGGATTAGTACGAAGCTCAGTAGCACATTCATTAGCATCATCATAATCCTCCTGTGTTATAACTGTTTTGTTTCCGGCTACTGATAGTAAAGAATAATATATCTCACACTCTTCTTTTACTTTTTTTGCTCTATAGTTTGCATATTTGGGATTACTATAATATCCATTAGACAAGGCTATCTCATTTATAAAAGTATCCTTTATCGTACTAATAGATCTATTAGCTCCTCCATAACTAGCATATAAAGCCTTAGTAATACTTATCAAAGTATCCGAGAGTGGGGGAAATGAACAAATAATAAACCTATCATCAAATCTTTCAGGCTCTGTCAATAAACAATCTACAATGCTCCCAAATGTAAGTTGGGGAGTATCTTGTTTAGTATACAGGTTGCCTATCTTCCTCCAACCCTCTCTACTAAATCTGCTTATAGTAGAATAACTAATAGCAGGATCTGCTCTGTATTCTTCTTCACTTACATTCCAAGCCAGCTCTTTAATACTCCTCCTAATATTCATCTATCTCTCCTCCTAGCATATTAAAATCTTCATAGGATGTTTCATCTTCTGGAATTTTCATCCCATCCATGTAGACATCTATTTCTGCTCTGAGTTTGCATAGCTCATCTACATCTAAATCATCATACATAGGATCAGGATCCTCTTTCTGAATCTCCTTTCTTGCTCTGTAAATAGCTGAATCTACAAGCTCATACAATGATGAAAAATCCCTATCTCTGATAAATTGCTCAGCAAGTAATTGATCGGAATCAATAAGACTCCTTGCTAATTTTTTGATTCTCTCTAATGGTTGCATAATTCTTTATTATTTCAATGAATTCCAATAATTGCTTCTTAGTAAATACCTCAAAGATCATGTAGTCCTCTTTATCTGGTAATTCCTCAATATACCTTCTAAACATCTTAAATTTGTAAGGAAATACATCATTTGCCATACCTTTAGCCTCAATAATGATCTTCAATCCTTTATACTCCATATAAAAATCTGGGGTATATGTTATATCTATCAGCTTCTTAAGGTTAAGGACAGTTCTTTTCCTTTTATCCCTTGTATAAAAAGGTACAGTAGGTTTAAAACCACCCCACAATACAAATTTATGAGATTCGTACTGAGGACTGAACCCCTCAGAGACCAAAGTAGTATACACCATAGCCTCTACATGAGACCTAAAATTTATGTTATGATCTTTTATTGGGGTAGCATTTTTAATCTTCCTGTTTGATCTCCTCATAGAATCTTACTGGCTCTTTATTTAAGTCGCTACTAATTCTGACTGCTTCCTCAAATATTATGGAGGGCATTTTTATGCCACATCTAGAGTAGTAGGCTGGATGTTTTTCCTCAAGGATGTAATTCAGCTTCGAATCTATATAGGGTTTAAGAGTTTTAGCTTCCTCTCCAAACAGCATGTATATTATACCATGATTATACTTGGAGAGATTCTTAAGCAATTTAGTCATAAAAGGTCTCCACAGTGTAGTATGAATACCTACAGATCCTACTTCAGTTGTAAGAGTTGCATTTATCATTAACATTCCTTGCTTTGCCCAGCTCTCTAAAGTTGGGTCAAAGATAATATTATTATGTGGAATTTCAAAATTTATGCAAGCTTCTCTTATGATCCTCAAAGAAGGTGATAATACCTTAGTATCTTTTTTATTGCCGAATAATATACCTGTAGCTACTCCTTTCTGAGGATATGGGTCCTGTCCTATAATTACAACTCTAAGGTCTTTATAAGGACAAACATTGAAAGCCCTAAATATATTATTATACTCTGGGCATAGAGTAGTACGAGGTAACTTATTTACCTCAGATACTACCCTATTTAGCTCTTTTGCATCAATTACTTTAAGCCACCCTCCAAAATAGTCTTCTAGTGTCATTTTGAAAACATTTGATACTTTATATCATCAATGTGATTTATCAAGAAATTATTGATGCTCTCTTCCGTACTTATTGTAGACCTAATATACGAGGGTTCCACAAAGAAATCCTTAATAGTATCACTAATAATAATATCTACTGGTTTATTACAGGATAATCCAATAGCATCTCTAACTGGTACATTCCCTGCTTCACTATAGAAGGGTATAATAGCTTTCCTTATATATGCACTCATTGGATCTTTTTCTACCATTACAGTGGGATTTATATATAAAGCAGGATTATTTAATATATTAATCCCCCTTCCATTTATCTCTTCAACTCTATACGAATGTGCACAAAGTATCAACGGATTTAGATCCTTATCTAATATTAATCCATGAGATACAAAATAGGTAATATCATACCTACTAATATACATTTCAACTATTCTATTATAAGTGTGTATAAACCCACCAAATACTATGTCCATAGCTCTACTAGGAGAAATAGCAGAGTTCATGCCAGTTCTACATTCATTAAGAGGTATGATTACCATGTCATCCTTGTTTATTCTATTATCCTCTAAGATGTTAGCCACTACTACTGGGATATCTGTCCTCAGACCAATATATTCTAGATTTATAGGAGATATCTTCAGAGCCTTTTTATATAACTGGTTTGTTGTGCAAGAGGGTATTCTTACGGGATCTGGCTTATTCCATAAATATCCATAATCAGCCCGGAAAATTCTATAAAGCCCTAACATTAAATCATTTCTTACTCTCATATAGTTTCTACTTTAAAGAACATAGTATCTGCTGTATAGTAGGTAAAAAATGGTATGTCTCTATCTATAATAGGGTTACATTTGTTTGCTATGAAGTTGACAAATATATTAACTATTATAGAACCAATCATATTAGCCATAAAGCTAGTTTGTTTATAACTACACATAGTGGGCTCTGCCTCTGAACTGGAAAATAGCCATTTTTCTCTGTACTCTCTGATTGCCTTTTCATTATCTCCTTTTATTGCTAAAACTTGTAACTCCTCAGCAGCAAGTCTACCATCAATAAATAAATAATCACCAGTCTCTTTTCCTAAAGACCTACATATATCCACTGCTTCAAGCCATTTATTAAATACACACCGTCTTGCTTCCATATTATCTAAACCACAGATTACTATTTTCGTATTAATTTCAAATGATCTATCAAATCGGTCTTCTATAGCATGCATATTATGGAACCCGGAAAAACCCTGTATTATAGAGGATAACGCATCCACTTTAGATTTGCCAATACTACTACTATTGTATAGCTGCCCAGATAGATTTCCCTCCTCAACTGTATCAGGATCTATAAGTGTAAGATGTGCTATTCTAAGCCTACCTAATAAGAACCCTATATAGCTCCCTATTCCTCCGACTCCTACGAGAGTTACTCTAGACTTTCTTATCTCATCATACCATAGGGCACCACTAAATCTGCTTGTAGATTCTTGCATAGTTAAGCTAGGTGAATTGAGAGGAATTGGATAGAGGGGTTCTCCATTAATAGCACTATTAAGCTGTTGAACCATAGAGGGTGCAATAACAGTACCTTCCATTTTTCCCTCATATATGATTTTTAAATAAGACCCTTCTCTATGCGGTATCTCAATATCATATCCAAAATCTATAACATCTACTACAGAAGCTTCTTTATTACACAATGCTCTACAATATTTTAAAACCCTTTCTTTAGATCTCTCTTCAGTAGCTTCATCTATAAAAGACATAGTAATGAGAGCTTGTAATGTATCAAAACTTACTAATAAATGTTCTGGATATTCATGAGATACAGTAAGAAGGTTAATCTTGTAAGCTTCCTCATCTTCCTCTGATGCAATTGCTTCTATACTATGTATTACAGTGTGTCCCTCTAAAAGATCCCGTTGAAGAATTCCTATTGTATCAACAGGTAACTCAGGTGTAGTTGTAAGACCCTGATAGACTGTTGATGTATTCATAGTTATGCTCGAAATATTACTTGTATCTGTCATATTATAAATAAATTTAATTGTTCTTTATACTCTTTAATCCAAGGATTGGTAGGATATTTATCCAATGCTTCTATTACATCATAGGCTATTATGGCTTGTCTCTCTGATTCATCAAGATTATAAGACTTACTGAGCTCAGTATCATCTGAATTAGTTATTAGATATTCTACAAACCATCCTGCATACTCTTCAAAGGCATCTACAGTTCCAAATCTCTTTTTATAAATACCACTCATAAGATTTACATACCTATCAATATCTATTTTGCTTTGATCAGATGTTAGAACACAGCTAGTTATAAGTTGCCTAATTATTTTATTAATCACTTGTGGATCAGCCTTTACCTTTCCATAAGGTATTACAAGATTCTCGTCTATAACCTCAGTGACTGCTTTACTCTTCTTGGTATGAGATGTAGCCGTATTGTATGTACTATCAGTTTTACGAGACTCCTTATAAAACTGGCCAGGCTCTCCAAATCCATAGGGAGAATAATCATAGACTCCAAATTTTGATATGCTCTTTGGGATATAGGAAGATGCGCTAGACTCTTCTTTATTTTTACTAATCTCCTCTACTCTTTGGCTAATCTCCTCTTCTGATGTATAAGCTTCATTAACTATAATTAGGTCAAAATACTCTACAACAGAATTTTCCCTTACAGGAAAATGTTCAGTATCTGCCACTTCAATACCTCCCCATGTAGTATAAGAAAGGCTCTCTATTATCTCTTTAGATACTTTTCTTCTAGTTATAGCAGCCACATAATCTCCTCTGTTATTTACTATAAGAGATACAAAGTGTGGCATATCGGATCCTTCAGATAATAAAGTTGAGGTATCAGTTCCACTAAAGAAAGCCTTCATATTATTATGAGAATGCACTAATCCCTGATATATACCTTCTTCTAATAGATCAGGATGATCCGTAATGTAAGATACCACATCAGGAGACATTTCGAAGGTAGTATAGGTACTACTTCCTGTATCCATTTGAAGGATATCTACACATTTTACAGTCAGAGATCCATCTCCAAATTTCCCCTCTACTTTATAGAATAATATACCAGACCATTCTACATCCCATACATGTTTACACAGGGATCTAATCTTATTTTCCACTCCTTGTGGGATTATAATTTTATAAGATGATTTTCCTCTTGGAACTAACTCCAGTTCCTGCTTCTTCTTTATTTCCATAGTAGTAGTTCATTACTTTTAATATAGAATTTATTATACTTTCAGCTATATCTAAATTTAACATGAGGGATGTGTTATCTTCACTTAGGCTTATGTGCGAGTCATCTTCAATTGTTAATGTAATCTGATTACCTTTAAATATAAACATAGGAGTACCTGTTAAATTTAGGATATCGAGGTCCTTATCTGATAAGTTAGACCTTCGGTTATTAATGCTTCTGATAGATAAATGATCTCCTATTACCTTGCACTTAAATAAAATCTTCTTATCCAGCAGATCACTCAGAGTATAATATGTTTTAAACTTATTATATTCCATGTTATGCCACTGTATAAACGTATTACTTATAGTTACCATATAATCTATAAAAGACATACCCAAGCCATAACACCCATTGATATAATTTATAGGTATTACAGAGGCCTCCACAAGATAGTTTACAAACTCTTTTACAATATCTATAAAAGTACTGTTATTATATCTATAGTCTAGCACATTAAAGGCAAACTTTCCAGTAAAATCTTTTATAGTAGTATCAGTGTATTTTACTAAGTTTTCCAATCTATGATAAGGTACTCCCTTCAGAGATTCCACTCTAACATACACATCTAATTCTCTACAAAACAGCATCCATATACTAGGATTATATGACATGCTAAGTGTTACTATTGTACCCTGTATAGGTCCAGATCCCAAGCAGGGAGGTACAAAAGTAGATCTGTATATTGTGGGAATTGCATCTATATGGCTGTGCATGTAGTTGTTTTTATAATGACTCAATGGGTAGTGAGACCTGTTTAGACCAAAATATCCTGTAGAAGTTCCATCATATTTAACAGATATCTTGGCCCATAAATCTTTAATATCTACAAAATTTCCATTCTCATTTGTAATTCTCACCTCTGGAAAATGTACTAATATATAGGGATCATCTAGTATCTCTCTAAGATGAAATCTTAGATCATCCTGAACTAATAATTTATCCTCATAGGATAGGTACAAATAACTGACTCTATCATATTCTGTATCACGCACAGGTCTTCCCCCAATATGCACAGTAGAGTAGTATATACCTGCTAATCTTTCCATAAGCTTACTACTTCCTACTACTCCTTGTAAGTCTACTCTTTCTTCCCCAAAGAAATCTTTGAATATCTCAAACACCTCTTTAACAGGTTTTGTAAGATCTTCAATAATATCAAGTAATAACTCTTTGTCTCTATCCATTTGTATATAGATTAAAAAAAATAAGGAGAGGAATATTCCTCTCCTTATTAATATTATTTTATTTTATTACTGAAGAAAATCAAACATTTCATCAACATCTGATTGAGATATTTCATCAATGTTGTCTTCTTTTCCTACACTAAGAAACTTTCCATCATATATAGATTCATACTCTCGTTTATTTATTTTTCCAGAGGAATACAAGAGTGATGTGAGCTTATGAAAAGCTCTAACTATATCAAATTCCTCTTCAGCTACTTTCTCCTCTGAGGATGTAGGAGCTTCAACCTTCTCTTCTTTGCTTCCTTTAGAGTTTTTCTCAATAAATTCAAGTAGTATGTGTGATTTTGCCTGAGTAGGATTTGAAGGATACCCTAATCTTTTAGCTTCTGAAATAAGTTCCTTCCTACTCATAACACCGGATTCAACTTTTTTATTCGGTTTAGTCAACATGAATATTAGATCAGTAGTAGGCTCTCCTTTCCACATAACTGACTCCGGAAATACAGCATTGTCATCCTTTAACTCAGCTCTTAGATGTCCTTCATAGAAAGTACAATCCTTGTAATCTATACCTAATTCTCTCATTTCTTTCTTTAACTCTCCAAGAGTAGTTGCATTTGATTCAGGGATTACTTTCTGTGATTGCTCCTTGCTGTTAATAATAATTACTTTTCTCATGATTTTTTTTTGTTCAACAACTATGTTTCTCAAATAAATCTAAAATTATTTTCTTAAATTGATCTTTATTATTTAATCTCTTGTAAAGATCACTGATATCTTTTCCACCATCAAATGATGGCAGTACTAAATTGGTAAATCCTGTTAGTTGTGATAATTTCTCTCCATCTAATAATCCTGCTTCATCATTATCTAAAAGTATATAGATCTCCTTATATCTTCTTTTTAGCTCTTTGATGGCAGTACTACTCATTCCATATCCCTCTCCCTGAGGTGCAATAGATGGTATACCCACGTTTGCCCATAAACATAGTGCATCCTTTAATGACGCACATATACAGACTCTTTCTCCATATTCAGGAATTTTTGTCCATAAACTTATGACAGATCTATCATGTTTGTTAGACCATTTGTATCCATGTTTATTAAAGGGCTGATAGATTTTTAAGGTTGTTTTACCATCCTTAAATTCTGCATAGGCATATGCATATTTGTCAGCAGGAAAGATCATCTTTTTATCATCCTTTATCACAATTTTATGTGATATAGGATAAATATCTCCCAAGATTGCCCATTTTTTAGGTATTCCATAAGACTCCCAATATTCAACATCATGAGGTCTCCAATCTCTGACTTTACACCTTAAATCAACAGATATATCACATTCTTTCAGGGTTTTAATAGTTCCTTTAGTTATCGTAGTATGGCTACTTGTACCTTTAATATTATGTAGGTCTTCAAATATGGTACTGAGTACCTCATTGAAGTCTTTGTTCCATAGTTTACCTAATAAATCAAAGGTACCTCCTCCTTCTTTAGTGGAGAAATCATTCCAGAATATCCTCTTTCTGTCCGGAGTATAGAATCCAAAGGAGGGATGATTATCTTTCCTAAGGGGGCTATTTATCATACATGGTATATTTCTGATACCAAGATAGTAGCTTAATATTTCAGCTTCTGATACCATCTCTAACAGCTCCTCTTTATCTATACTAACAGATCTACCTATTCTAACAGCCATACTTTTTTTTTTTTACATACTACTTAATCCCAGGGAGTTGCAGAGGCAGTAGCTTCTCCAATGGGATCATTGTCTTTATCCTGTTTTAAATCAGTAGCTTCTACAGTATTTTCATGTAATGGCTGTGTTGACCATTCTGTTGTAGGAGAGCCACCATTGCTCTGAGAACTTGCAATATCTGCGTCAAGAGCACTATAGTTTTTAACTGCATTTTTAAGGAACATTCTTGTGTAGACAGCATGATATTGTCTGGTACCCTTGTCTGTCTCTACAGTTCTTACACCAATTGCAGCCTTTACTAAATAGGCTTTAGCTAACTCTACATACTGTCTAAGCTCACTTACATTCCCTTTAAACAAGGCATCCATATCCAAAAACAATTCACTGTCTTCTATGTTTTCCTTATCTACCCATTTGCCATCTTTATAATTAGCAGGTCCTGACACATTTAGCCACTTTCCAAGGAACTCAATCAAAGCTTCCTCTCCTATATATGCAGGTCTGTACTCCTTACTAATATTAGCTGGACCCTTTTCATACATTGGAATCTCTTTTGCTTTAATAGTTTCTTTAGTTGCCCAAGCAAATCTTCCATACTTATCTACAATCTGATATTTACCTGAAGTCTGACCAAATCTGTAGTCCTTTGTGAGCATAAAGGTGAAGGATACTGGGATCTCTATACCTCCATTGATAGGAGCTTCAGGATCCGTTTTAGCATAGAAGGTTATCTTAACTGTCTCTTTCCCCTCATCATTTTTTATGACATACTCAGGTTCATCCTCAATTGTCCGGCCTGTGAGTTCTGATAATTGTTCTCTATTTGGGTTAACTGCTAAAATCTTTAAAGCAGCAATTCCTTTATACATTTTAAAGGACCCCTCTACAGATTCTTTACCAACTTTGATGGCCATAAAAACTTTATTGTTCTTCATTTTACTAAAATATTATTATGAAACATATGCACTATAGTTGATTAAGGATGAAGTGGCTCATCATCTAATAATTCTTCCTGCTCTTCATGGCTTAGGGAATCTACTGGAATGAATGGTTCATTTACTTCATCCTGAGATTCACCTCCATTAAGGGCAGATAATACCTCTTCGGAGGTTTTACCTCCTGTAAGAGTCCTAATAGGTGCTTCAAACTCGTCTATAGCCTTCTGAATACCTTCTAATTCTGATGAAGCTTCTGCTATCTTCTTTACTAACTTGTCTCTTTTATCTCTAAGACTTTTGGTGTTTTTGGCTGTCCTTTTAATTATAGCCAATTGATTTCTGTTCAGTTCTACTGTCATTTCTATTTTTATTAAAATATTAAGATTACTCTACTATACTCTTTAGAGAATAAGATATTTACATGAAATTGTTTTATATAGTAATCTATTGCTACTTGTACTATTTCTCTTAGCATACCCGAAGGAAGACTACTTATTGCTATATTTGCAAACTTTACAGACAGATCTAGAGGCTTTCCATGTTCTTCTGTGCAATAACATACTATTAAATCAATTATGTCCTGTGTACTAAGATCATTATGATGAGCTTTGGTTACTAGTGTAATTATCTTATCCCTATTCATCTATAAATAGCTTACTAAGGTCTACATTCACATTATTCTGTTCATCAGATTCAGCTATTACTATCTTCTTGCCCCTCAAATGGAGCGGTCTAGCTTCCTTAATAGTGTTGTCTCCCCCCTCAAAGGATATGATAGTCTTGTTCTTATCTCTAAAAACATACCCTATTGCATCAGCTTCCCCACAAATAATATCTCCTAACTTACCAGCCAAATCAACTGACATCTCAGACATCTCTTCCCCATCCTTTTTTATCTGTTTGTCCTTAACATGTGCTACTAATATAAGGGTATCACATAGCGGCTTAAACATATCAATCATCTTTCTAATAGCTTGCCTAAGATATAAATATCCTGCTCCATTCGGTAATAGTCTCACATCTGCTTTAGGATCTATTCTAAACTCTCCTGTTCTGATATCTTTAATTTTCCCCCATCCCTGACCCATTGCAGTATTTCTATATAGATGTGCTGCATATGGTAAGGCCATCTCCTCTAATCTGGTAGCATTGTCTATTGTTATAAATCTATAAGGATATTCTCCTTTATTAGCCACCATTTCAGTTTCAACAAGATTCTTAACTTCAAATAACTGTTCTGCAGACTTAACCACTATATTCATTACACTCAAAGCTCTGTACCCATCATCCAAATCTATGATGAGATTGCTCTCTAAAGCCGCCATAAGTGTACTCTTTCCACTCTTAGGTTTCCCAAATAAAATTAATAATTTGGGATTGTAATTCTCTACTTTCTTTCTCTCTTTTGGTAATACTAACATATCTTATCTCTTAATATACTTTAGCACTTTATTTAGGAACATTCTCCATCTTCTTATCTTACTTCTTCTTATAGATATTCCCATAAAAGTGTAAGTAAATCTTTTTCTAACTGTGGTGTTTATATACTCCAAGCATTTATCAATCTCTACCTTATCTGTAGGTAAAGGCAATTCTGCAAACATACCTACTGCACCATCAAAGAATAAAGGACAAATTTGCCCACCTGCTCCATTATCTCTATCTTCTAATACTTGCATGAATCGGATATTATTCTTAAACTTGGTTATATCATACCCCTCATAATCTCTTAAACCATATTTAAATGGACTAAATAAGCCAATGACTAGGTTTGCATCACGTGTAGTTGTTTTACAATCTGCAAGCCCATCTGATGATGGCATGAGCTTATTCAGTTTCTGGTTTTCAATTCCTTCCTGAGCCTGAGCCTGATGTTGTATTGCAGTAATACCAAAGTCAAATTGATCTCTTTGAGTAATAAAGTACTTACTCATTTTCTCTATAGTCTGCTTCTTATCCATACCACTCTCAGGAGACAAATTTGAATAGTTATCCAAAACTATCTCTACATACTCATCTGGATCATCAGGTTCATAATGATCTATTACATCCCTCTCTATTTCTACCCCAAGTTCATCCTTCATCTTTAGTTTCTTGTAGTGAAATTTCCCCCTACTAAGAGCAAAGTTCCTACAATATTTATTTATGCCTGTAGGATTCCTCTCAGAGTCAATATAAGTGACAGTTTCTTTGAACTTTTTTATGTAGTATTGATATCTATCAGAGTTGATTAACTCTAATATCTCCTGTGGAACAGGTCTATCTGCTGAAGTACTCTTTAGATCACTCTGGCTTATTCTTATTTTGTCTAGTCTATATAGTAAATAGCATAAGAAATCATAGAACTTCTCCTTTTTACCCATTTCCAGTGTAAAATACAAAACTTTCAACCTCAGTTGATCTGGATGCTCTATAGAATAGAAAAAGGGCTCATAGACAAACAAATAATCAGCAAGTTTTGATTTTCCTACCTTCTGATTTGCCGTTAAAATCCTATATCTCCTCTTCTCTATGCCAGGCAACCACGACCTTAACCTTGGAAATGATAATGGGATACAGTTTATTTTTCCATCTAATATCCTTTGTCTTCTCTCTACAAGGTCCTCTATTGCTCTGTCAAACAAATCCTTTTCTTCCATATTCTTTAGGCTAGAGTGCTTGTCCAATCACTTGTAAGGTCATTAGTCTGATCTGCATTCTCTATATAATTAGCTAGCTCAGAAATAGGTACTTTGGTGCCATCCTTTATCTCTTCTTTCCATATAAAATACTGTAATAATCTCATGAATTTATAGTCTCCATTAAATCCCTCTACATAAGACTTAGTAGCTCTTAATACCTGCTCATCAGTATAGTTTTCCCCATACTTCTTAAAGAATATTTGTAGCTTCCTCTTTATGTCAGTCTTATTACCTCTCCAATATTGATTATTAAAGTTTTTACCTTGTGGATATAGCTCTTGTAATTTTGGAACAAGACTTTCTATTCTTTCTACTAAGCTATCTACACCTACCTTCTTATCAGAATCCAATATTATCCCATTAAGAATATCTCTACCTTTATTAGTTATAAAGAATCCTGATGGAATATGGCTCTTAGGATCATAGCTTGTACTAATAAGCCCTTTGGATAGCACAGCTTCATGAGCTTCCGAGAAATTTACATTGTTTGCAACAGCTATCATCAAGAGTACTTCACCTATAGTAAGTCCATTCCTCTCTATAACCTTACAATCCAATGAGTACATCATACAATTTTTGATTTTACATTTTCAAGATGGGCCACCTCTTTCTGTTCTGCTACAGTACAAGCCATCCGGATGGACATAATATTATTCATCCTAGCAAGCATATCTTTCTCTGCTGCTAAACAAACTCTTTTAATAAGGTTAAATGCCTGCTTTTTTGCTCTGGATTCTGATATTTTGGTTCCTACTCCTGCATCAAAAGAGTCTAAGGGAGAACACTTTGCAATACCAATCACCTTAAATTCTCCCCATTCATTTATGAACTTAGAGAGCTCCTTGGAATATGCTCCCCTATTTATAAGCTCATAATATACATTGTGCCCTTTTTTACGCTTTACAGGATCTATAGATCCTCTTAATATACAAGCCACTGTACCTTTCTTCTCATTTATAACGTAAGTTGCTTTTTCAAATGTTACACAAGTTCTCATAATTTTATTTCATTTAAGTCTAATACTTTAAATACATACTCTGAATTAATATTTTCCAAAGCATTTTCTAAATACTCCTCATCCCTGCTTCCCTTGTAGTAGAGAATAAATATTGATGGTTCTTTTGCTCTGAGAGCTCTTCCTGTCTTTTGAATAAAAGCTCTCTCCTTGCCATCTAGCTGTACTATGATACCAACATCAATATCCACTAGATTTTGTCCCTCCTGTATCATCCCTACAGCAAAAAGACTATTTATCTTTTTACTATTAAAATCTTCAATAGTATTTAAAGCCCCACTCTTCTTGGAATGGATAGAATTATTTCCTCCTAGCTCCTCAGCTTGTTCTATACTAGCACAAAAGCACACAAATCTTTTACTCTCTACAAGAGATAACAATTCTTTGGCCTTACTTGTTTTAAGTTCCCCCAGGTATCTTTTTCTAGCAGAGCCCATTTGCAACCATTTATTTTTAGACATTTCACTTCTTGTCCTAAAATAATGGTCTCTCCAAAACTCCATCTTCGAAGTTATGTATACATACTTTTGTAGCTCTGTACATGATATCTCCAAAGTTACATTAGGGTATTTTTTCTTGTGAGACAGATAATCCCACCTATCAGGATAGAGTACTTTAAAGAACTCTCTTTTCTTCTTTGATCCCCATTCTTCCTTAATTATCTGATTATAGTTTTTATCATCTAATTCCATAGGGATTAAATATATATCAGGTTTAGGTAGAATACCCCAATCGATAACTTCCTGTAGTGATATTCTATACCTGTCAAAAATTCCATAAATACTCTCCAAAGAGTAAAGGATTTCATCAGGAAATGTTGCAGATAATACAAGAACATAGTCTGCAACGATAGTGCTTAATATATCCAGTCTAAGGTCGGATCCAACATGATGCCCTTCATCTAAAACAATAAGGGAATACTTCTCTCCCTTATGATTCTTTAAAGAGGCATAAGTCTCAATAACCACTGAATCTGGTACCACAGTATTAAACTTGTGGAATTCCTCAATCCAATTATTTTTATGGGCTATCTCTGCTACTACTAGAAGTACCTTATATCTCACAGGAGTAAGTGCCTCTATACAGTTTATTATGTCAATAGCTGCCTTAGACTTACCTAGCCCTGTAGGCCATTGTAGTACCATATTGTGCATCTTTAAAATGCGTTCTACAGCTTTTTGTTGTAGAGATTCTTTACTTATATGTTTGTATTCCACTAACTATCCTCTTTAGTTTGTCAATGTATAATGGGTCCTCAGCATATCCTATTCTCTCCAGAAATTTGTAGTAGTCCTCAGGAGGCTTGTACCTGTATTGTATATACTTGGTATAAGCAATTACACTTTCAACCCAATGATTAAATCTGTAATAATCCTTTAATCTACTATTATAAAGACCAAATAGATTGTTATAGTTTTTACAAACATTAGACTCAAAGTGGCCTGTCTCTAATATAGCCTGAGCATAAACAATATCCTTATGTTGTATGCCATAGTAGTATAAAGCATCATCCAACCCTTCTTTAGGATTAGTTGACAATACAAACTTTGGAGCTTTACACTCTATATAAATGGTATCTACCAAAGGTCTCTGGTCTTCTAGAGCTTTTACCCTTATACAAAGGTTCTGTACTATAAAAGATGGGAGGACAACCAGTATTGCAAACAACAAGTATACTAGGTTATCCAAGATCTTTATCAATAGGTTTTTCTTCATATTCTTTTATATTTGATTCAATACTATCGTTATAATATATCTTGTCGAACTTAAGATTTACCTCTTGTTTAAGAGCCTTCATTAAATCTCTGAAGGGGTCCTTCTTAAATAGATACTTAACTCTGTTATTTACCAAACTTAGTACTAGTATTGTAAGTATCTGTTTTATATAAAAGGAAACCTTAAATAACATTTTTTCTAACTACACTATATCGATTACTCCTGTGCAATGATTGTAATGGAGTATAAACATCGAAAATGTCAGTATCTTTAAAGTTAGTTAGGACTTGTTCAATCTGAGCCGGATTAGAAGGAATGTAGATAAAGTTGTCTATTCCAGTAAACCTTTCAGGCCTATACCAAGGGGTACCCCAAGAATTATTATCAATATCTATAGCAATAATAAATGGTCTGAATCCCAATAAGTTTTCACAGTCTCTAAAGAATTGATTTAGTGAAGCTTCTGGAGAAGATAAATTGTTCCATTCACCATCAGAAATAATAGTCCATATAGGATAATTCCTCAAATCATCTAATACCATAGGATTATTTCTAGCCATATCAGCAAAACCTGCTGGAATCGAATTTATACTAGTTCCACCAGATTGGAACACTGCATTACAGAACTTAGAAATGTTTTGATAGTTGTCATAAAAGCTTAACTTAGGATCTATAAATGGCTTAGGTGTAGTTGTGGTAACTTTACTTGTCATAAGACTATTTGCTCTGGATCCTATAGTTTTATCCATATGCCCGTACAACCTAGCTATGTTGTTAAAAAAGCCTAACAGATTTCTTCCATTGTCATCAGGATTTTTAGCTAGGCATACAGCAGCCATGAATGTAGCAAATTTATATGGAGCACCTGACATTGAACCAGAATCATCTATGATAACTAAGCTGTTATATGGAAGATTCACTTTATTTATGAAAGACTCCAATTTTAATTTATCTACTCTCCCAGTACAAATCTGGTCATACAGTTCTTTAAAGTTAGTAGCTCCAACAGTTACCTTTGCCTCTTTCTTTACTTCCTTCAACTTTAATTTATCTTCTTCTTTTGCAGTACCTTGGCGAATCTTTTCCTCAAGAACTCTTTGCTCTTGCTGTTTTTCCTCTTTATATTTCTCCCAGATTTCATACCATTCTTTCAGTTTGGGATATTTAAATTTCCCATTCTTTTCAAACATAATACGATTTCTCACTCTAAACCTAGCCTGAGAGGGGATCTTATCTAACCAATTAAGGAATCCTTCTTGGTCAAATTCATTTATCTTCCCAGTACTAAACAAGACAGATTCGAGATCAGAGTTATATTGTTTTCTCCATTGCCTATACCCTTTAAAATTTGCAACTCTTGTACCTAACTGATACTCCCAGTTCATTTTCTTAGATAATCTTTCTAAGAATTGAGCTTTGTCAAACATTGCCTTTAGAGTCTGAGGTAACATTCTATTATGTCCCTTTCTATGAGTTACTCTAGGAAGGGTTAAGAACTTAGCTACCAGCATCTTATCAAAGGGGTTATTACCCTTAATAATAGATACGACAAAATCTAAAAGTAACTCATTATAGGCAGGATCAGTAAAAGCATAAGTGCATTTTACTATCGCCTTTCCTTTTGTTTGGACTCTATTCTTAAATAGATTATCAAAACAAGTATACTCATTAAATAAATGAGCATTGAGAAATTTAGCAAATTGTTTTGGGAGATTTTTCTTCATCCAATCCATGCAAGTGAAAAAAGTATCTCTTTGTGAATTACCCCCAGAATCTACTTTATTACCTTTGAAAATATTATGCTCTCTTCCAGTTATATCTCCAATAGAGAATAATAAAGAAAAGAACATTTCTCTTTTTTCTTTGGAATCTTTTACCTCATCATAGGCTAAATCCAATTGAGCTTTGTTTACTTCACCTTTACTTGCACGGCTATATAATGCCAAACAGTTCTTTAATCCAGAAAATGGATTTATGTCTTTCTTGTTTAATTCAACCTTCATAGTTATGCTTCATTTGTTACTTTGAACTATATTTAATTAAATGGACATCTTTTTATAAAGCTTGTTCACACACTAACTGATTCTCCTCTTATTGTAAGTAACAGCAAGAGAGGTGGCTGGGATTCGAACCCAGATTTCCCTGAATGAAACTCAGATACATCTTAGTTTCGTAAGTGTCCTATCCATTAGACGACCACCTCATCCATATTATTAACTTAGGGCTGCAAGAGCATCCTCTTTAGCTTTGATTCTTTCTGCGGGAGTCATAGAGTCCTCTTTAAGAGCCTCAATTTCAGCTCTAAGTTTTGCTCTCTGAGCCATAAGATCTTCTTCTTGCTCTATAAATAGTTTATACCCAATCAAAAGATCAATAAACTCTTCTTTATTAGAGAGGTTTTGCAGTTTACTTTGTTCAGATATAGCCCTTCTCCATTTGCTCCCACCTTCGAGGTTAGTTTTGGCTATCTTAATCTTAGATAACATATCCTCCAAGGTTCTAATAGTAGTATCATGGATTAACTGACCCACTGTGTAATTTGTACCCATACTACCTTGGAAAGTAACATTAGCAAATAGGAATTTGGTAGCTAAGGTTTCTAACCTGGCTTGGTGTTCTGTGGTAAATATAATCTTTTCCATACTTATTTTTAGTTATAAATGTTTTATTAAAATCAGATTCTCAAATCATATAATAGTCCCTCACTAAATCCTCATTATTATCTAAGAATCTTTGCGCTTCTTTCTCAGAATGGAAAGATAAGAGCTCTCTAAGTACATATGCAGGAATTATTGAATAGTCCCATTTATCTTCGGCTCGCTGTAGGACTATATTATACTTTGGAGTCGTTGTATCTTCCCATTCCTCATCTATCTGCAAATTTTCTTTGTCAGTTATATTCAACAATTTAATAATTAATCTTCAAATACCTTATAAGTGAACTTTAATCCACCCATACTTTGGGTCAGTTCCTTAAGATGGTATTCCAACCTCTGCTTCTTACTTAATCTAACCCAATATTTTGGATTAGGAAAAGATTCTGGGCACTCATCAGATATCATATAAATATATGACGTTTTACTTATATTGATAGATTGAGTGGCTGGTTTACAAGTTCTCAGTTTCATATTAAGGACTACCCGTCTCTTATCCCTATCCAGATAATTTATAGAAAAGTCCTCATACCCTCTCATTTTTAAATCTTGTAGTCTCTTACACTCATCTTCACTTAATATTGTCCTACCTTGTAAAACAATATTAAGATTTACCTTTATGTCATTGTTCATATCCCTATATTACTTTAAACCCTCCGAACTTGCAACTTTACTTAATGTTACTAAAGCATCCATCTCATTTAATTCGACAAGTTTTTCTATTGCAGCTAATACTCTCCTTTGCACTTTCATACTTAAGTGTGTAAATATATAGGCTGTTATAATCCCTCTTGTATCAGGATCTTCTACCCTGGATAGCTCAATCAAGATATTACTTATTACATCTTCAATCAGCTTCCTTTTCTCCGCAGGCTCATCCTCTATAAGTGCTGAATAAATAGTGTCTTTTACTACTTTTGAAGAGTTTTCATTTAATCTTTCTCCAAAGAGTTTTTCAAGGAGAGCAAGTTCCCCTGCTTTCTCCTCATCTCTCTTACTATTTTCCATTTTTTTTTTTTAATAAATAAACTTTGGTATTGAGACTATATCTCTTTATATCCTACAGGTTCTACATCCCCTAATTTAAGAGATACTAGCATTTCCACATTAGGAAAATATACTAAGATACTATCTTCCCATCTCCCTTTGCTGTTCTTAATTCCATCAGATCCTTCTACAAATCCCATAAATCCTAATAACCCAGTCTCCGGATTAACAACTTTAACTGCTAGCCTCTTTGTACCAGTGCTAGAATTTTCAATATTATCTAACATTCTAAGATCACACATTCCATTATCTAAGAAGGGTTTGTTATGGAATTTGCCCTCTTCTGTATATGTACATATAGTCTCCTCTACACCATTCCTAGTTTCTATAAGTACTACTAGAGGATAATCTGCTATTTTTCTATCAAAACATACAATTCGAGCTTTTCTACCATCAACTGTGCAAACAGGATGTCCAGCTTTGGCTAGATCTAAATTAAAAGGTTTCATATTTTTTTTTGTTACTACTCTAAATCCGGATGGTTTTGTATAAGATATTTGCAGGCCACAGCTACTATATAGTGTTGTACTCCTGTTGCAGCTAATACTCCTATCACTATTACTTGCCAACTTGGTAAAGTTTCCCATGTAGAGAGATAAATAAAGCAGAGGCCAAATGTAATCCAAGTAGTGGAGCAATATATACAATACCCTAGGGGATATGCTATAAATTTCATTACTTTCCAAAACATAGTGGGTTCAGTATCCCAATCATAATCATCCCCTTTAGATACCCACCTTTTCAGAATCTTATACCACCCATTAAAGATCATTTCATCAGCCTTTAGACATGTTCTATAGAATACACCCAAAAAGGCCCCTATTATTCCAATCATAATGTAGTCTAGCATCATGATAGATAGTAAATTATTTCCTTCCATATATGCTTACTTCTTTTAAAACTTTTACTGCCCAATCTAACTTTACAATATCACTAGTAGTAACTTCTGTATAAGTTACTCTCATCTTGTGAACTAGTCTCTCTAAATCTTCTACAAGCTCCTTAAATTCCTCTTGTTCTCTCTGAGCTTGTAAATTTCCACTCCTCCACTTAGATACGGGTTGCAATGTTATAACTGTACCTACTGTCTTTACTAAACTAGTAAAGCACTTTGCTAAACAGTTCCTCTTAGGATCTGTTACAGCTGATTCTGTAAATTTACTCATTATTTTTGTATATCTTTTATTAAAGATTTCATATTAGAAATTATGCTATTTAGCTTATCCCTCATGTTGTACAGCTCCCTCATTGCTACTTCTGAGAATACCGCATCCACTTGGGTTTCACTTCTGACAAAGTGGACTATTTCCTTTATAAAAGACTTAGGGATTATCACTAGTCTACCTCTGTAATAAGAATCCGGAACCCTATCTAATACTGTGACAGCTATCTCATTACTATTTTCTGTACTTAGATATTCTTCCTCAATTACGACTAGAGCTCCTCCCAATAGTTCAGGAAACTCATCTTCACCTCTTTTGGCGAGATCTAATAAATCTTCAGGACTGACTTCAGATTCTTCTTTTAATATTGCATACATATTTTTTTTTTGTTAGACATTTAGTACTCCCACCAAGAATCGAACTTGGATTTAAGGCTTAGAAGGCCCTCGTTCTGTCCATTGAACTATGAGAGTATCAGTTGAGTGAATTACAACTTTTTATTATCTATGGGAATCACTCCTAAATAATAAGTTCTTAATCCTATGCCATAATGAATCTTCTTTTAGTATAGGATGTTGTTTACGATTGCTCCTATTGTCACTATAGATCTTCCTATTAGGATTAAATTGATTCCTACCAATAGTAGCAAATACCGTGTTATCTTTAATACTGCGATTAGGAGGAGCTATGACTGTATACCATCTATTCCTCACACTTCCGGAGGATCTACCTAATTCCAGTGAGGCACGTCTTGTAGCTCTTACTATGTTTGAAGGATCCTCCTCTATACATTTAATAATGATATTGTCTTCCTCTGAGGTCCATCTCTTAAACCTCCTATTCTCTCTTTGTTGCATAGTTTTTTTTTTGTTCAACATGTTCTCTTTCTAAGAGATTATTTAAAGGATATTTATCTTCTTTTATTTATTAATCTTCTAAATACAGATTGTAACATATCGTATTTTTGTGCATTAGTTGCATACATATCAATACCTCTTAACTCTGGTAAAGACAGGGGGAAGATTAATTCTGATGAAAGTTTATGTAAGTATCGGACTCCTATCTTGCATACTAGAATCCGACTCAATGTATTCATAGTGCTCCAATTTACATGTTTCCATCTATAAGGTCTTAGAGCTTTTAGAAGACACAGAATCAGTATTATTCTCTCATCTGTAGTAAGTGCTGTAGGAATTTGAGGTCCTTTAAAACAGTCATCCTTATCCTCTACTATCCTAAGTATTGAGATATCTATCCTATTAGCTATAGATACATTCTTCATACATAGAATACTTCTAATTAAATTCCAGCTTGTATAAATCTCTAGCTCTTCTAGAAGTAAGAAGAACTTACCTATGTAGCTTAATACAAACATGGAACCTACACAAATAATGAGGATATCCTTGTCATATAGGCTATCTACGGAACATATAAGAAGTGCCCACAAAGTAAGTATACCATATAAGTACACTCCTTTTAGTATAAATATAAATTTATTCATTTAAACTCGGTTTAGTTAAGATTTATAGATATTCTATGTGTCCAACACAAGATGAGAGATGCTCCTTTCCAGAAGAGTCCTTCCACCAGTAGTATATATCCACATAGGAAAGATAAATTCCTAAAAGAATACCTTCAGGATAGCTCTCATATCTTATTTTCTTGCCTATATGAGGTAATATATCTTCATACACCCATTCTGGCAACTTCTCCCATTCAACAAGAAAAGAAGGATCAGACAGCTCTTTTTCTGTAAGATATATTCCATGCCCTTCCAACAAATATTCTGTTTTAGGATTTGTAATATCATTACAACTCTCAGAATCTTCAGTAAATGAGTTTCTTCTGGCTTCTTTCCACTTCTCAAAGAGGTCTAACCTCTCTTTCTTTGAGAGGTTAGTTACATCTAGTGTCTTCATAGGTTATCCTCTTGTGATATTTTTTGTTCATTTGGCCAAAATAGCCATCCTATTGTTGCAAAGACTGTTATGACTCCAATAGTATCATTACAGTTACCAGTTATTACAGACAATATTCCCATTATTGATATGAATCTCAATACAGGTTTCATAGCTTGTTCTTTTTATTTTGTTCTACATTTATAGGATCAAATAAGCTAAAAGGTACAATAACTGAGTATATCTCTAATGGAAGTGAGCTCCTTAGGCTGCCAGAGTATCTCAACCCTAGTGGAAATACATAATGGGAATTTTCATCATATTTTGTATAATAATATCTTAGTTCCCATGTACATTTTGAAGTATACACCATTACAGGAGTATCTAATGGAAGATCCCACTTTTTCCTGTCTCTATTTGGAAATAATACGCATTCCCCTTCCTCACATACTCTTCCACACTCATCCAGCTTTAGATGCTTTGCTACCTTTGTGCAATTTGTGCTTTCTATCTTTATCAGATTTTTCTGCTTGTTTACCTTTCGGATAATACAATCTCCTATTAGAGTACAGTAAGCCTGCTCACCTTCTCTTACTACGTTTATTATGCTTTGCATAGTACTTATTTAGTTCTCTGTACTTCTAAACAAGGTTTGGTACTGAGAAGATTTCACACCTAAAAACTTATACCCATAATCTACCTTTTTTAATCTCTTTTCTTCTTGGGTTTTATTTATAGAATAACCCAACAACCAATTAAAACCATTCTTCTTAGGTTTAAAATAATCAGTTTCTTTATTAGAATTTTTCATAGTTTTTTTTTTTTTGTGAATAATTTGGACTCAATGCAAGATTCGAACTTGCATCTAATATTCTATTTGTTTTACCTTCTTTTAAACTAATTGAGTCTACTAACATAACTATATAATTATATCTCCTATTTATCTTTCTTATTAGTATCTGTCATACTATTATTTAAGAAATTTAACATAGGATTCTGGCCATTCATCATTTACATCATAAATAGTGCTTGTTTTTTTTTTGAAGTTAATAAATATGATAAAAAATAGATTTAGTTATAACAAAATTTTGGTATAGCTGTAGATAACTGACAGTAAAAACAAATATACTGTTGTTACTCTCTTGTTTAGGTGTTGTTGAAATGGAATAGAAGATATGGAGAGGTTTTTGATAATCAGGCACTTAGCTCTATTTACCTCAACTATTACTTCAACTAATTATATAAAATACACTTCTAAAACATAAACACTCTTTATATATTTTACACAATTATTATTCCTTTAAAATTATCTCCAAAGAGTATTACTACTTCTCTACTACAAGAGGAACATATTAATGTTTTAATTAATATTATTTCCCATGTAGTAGAGAAAAAGTAATAACATGCAATAAACTTTTTTATATGAAAAAATCTGATCTAAAAATTTAAATCCACAAATCTCATTTTCCATTCTCTACAAGAGTAGCAAGTCTATTGAAAGACAAGAAAACTATTAAAGCTTTCTTGCTCTCAACAGATTATTGTCAGAATGGAATTTTGTTTAAACTTAAGTTAGTTGGTAATTAATCTGTTTGTAATTAAATAAATGTGCTCTTGTAGCTGAAAGTGATAATACTCACTGTCCTATTGATACACAACAAAGACTAAAGAAAGTATCAAACCTTCAGCTACAATTATGCACAAATTCACCTAAACTATAAACTATGATTAAAAAAGAGATTGACAAAATAAAAAGAGGGATTTCTCCCTCTCTTTTTAGAAAGTTGCAAGTGTCTCTGCATTACCAACTCCCTCTTCATGCAACAGATAGAATACACCAGTTGGATTTCTCTCTGTTGGATCTCCTTCAACCATAGAGATCATAGGATGAGTAGGAATACCCTTAGTTGCAACAGCACCTGTTTTAGCTCCATAGGCAAAGAACAACTTGTTTGAATCTGGTTGTCTCTTTACTGCAATGGTGTTAACTTGCATTTTAGCCTTAAATTGTTCAATGGTAAAAGTGTCCAAGAACTCTAAATTTCCTCTCTCTTCAGTTGAATTCATAACATTTGATTATTTGATTGTTAATAATACTGGGGGTAACTCCCCAAACTCCCAGTGATGGGGGAGGTGTGGTTGGTGTACTACTCACATCCCTACATCAAAATAGTAAAAAAAAAAATAGTAAAAAAAAAAAAATTGATAACCAGCAAGTTAGAGGAAGTCATAAATTTTTTACTTAAATATTTGGAAATGTCATTTATTTTACATATCTTTGTGCTGTAATAAATCCTGTTTATCAGAGTTTATATTCTACTTATATTTGTAGGTAGGATTTAGGCATCCAGTAGTAGTTACTTTGGTCTAGCCAACATGGGAGAGTAAAGGGTACCATTAGTAGGGCACAGGTAATAGACCCACCTAGGTAAATTACAAAACTATTTAAAGGGTATAGTTTCCCCAAAACCTAGGGACTTCACATAGATAATATGTGTATGTAGAGATAACAAGAGTGAAAACTAATATTATATAAACGGGGGTAACTGCTGGTCTCTGGAGCTTTGAATCTTTAAGGTAGATACTTAAAGTCTAATGTAGTGAAAAAAGCCTACAGGGTCTCTTCATACATAAGATTAAGATTTTATAAGTTGTAAATAATAAGTATGTTTGTATTAATAGGAGGGAGGGATAACTATGCCCAAATGTAAAGTAAAACAAAGGAAGAAAAGAGTTTTAAATGAAGATATACATCTTATATATGGTAAGGGTGTATGTACAGTTTATAGTGATAAGAATAATTATTTAAAGATAAGATGAGAAAAATAGGAGAAGGTTTATTATGGGTATGGTAGATTCTTTAGAATCTAATAGGGTTATTGTACATGTTTATGATTAAGAAATCTATTGTAAACAGTGTACATACCGAGTAGTATAATGTGTATTATAAGGAAGGAAGAGGAGGAGTATCTTTAGGTAGATACATATTTGTATATAAATATACAAGTCCTAATGTAGTCTTACATGAGTATGGACATGTAAGATAGAGTAGAATGCTGGGTCCTCTTTATTTGTTTGTAATTGGTATTCCATCAATTATTCATGCAGCAGTACATAACTGTAAAAACTATTATCATTTCTACACCGAGAAATGGGCTAATAAATTAGCAGGCCTTAAAGCAGATTCTATAGGAAGACTTTATAAAATAAAAGAAAAATAAGACTTCTATTTATTCTCTTCTACAAGGTCATCTAACATTATTTAACTAAAATAATAGTGGAAAAATTTGCATATGTCAATAAGATTACATATCTTTGTATTGTAAATAAAAGGTAAGATATATGGAAGAGAAAGTTAAGATGCTACTACAGGATTATATATTTAGTAATTGTGCAGTTTCTCATGATAATAAGGGAGAGATAGTGATAGTAGTCTTAGAGGAAGATCCTTTATTAATTCCTCTATGGGATCTACTATCTACTAGATCTCAATTTGAGATATTGGAGAAATTGTACAATATTACAGAGATTAAATCAATTAGATTTAGAATCTAATTGATTTACACAGAGGTATGGTGTAATGGTAGCACAGGAGGCTCTAACCCTCTATGTGTGGGTTCGAATCCTACTACCTCCACAAATATAACAAACATTTGGTTTTATGAATAAAAAGTATTGGATAATAACCGGAGTAATAGTTGGAATAATGCTGATTATATTCGGTATGATTAAATTGGTACCTTTTTATATTACTGCTTCTGCTCTGATAGGTGCAGTATTAGGTGCTACAACTGGGATTTTCTTGTATAGATTATACAAGAAGTATTTTAGTAAATAATTTTGAACCCGTTTTGTATTATTAGTTCATAAATTTGATTCCATTCATCCCTACCTGTGACAGACTGGGATGAATATTGATTCATGGTGTAATTGGTAGCACAATAGATTTTGATTCTATTAGCATAAGTTCGAGTCTTATTGAATCAACTATATTTAATAGTAAATTGTAAAGATATGGCATTAGAAATAGAAGGACTATTTCATACAATAGGTGAAATTGATATTGATAAATAGTTGAATGGAGCAGAGTTCTTCATTCATTTCCTTAATAGGATGGAAGGATGGAAAACAAAATGTAAGAATTTACATTGGGCTGCACCTAAGAAGAATATCCATGTTTATTTGGATGAATTTTTAGAGAAGTTAGAAGATTTCCAAGATATCATTGCTGAGGGATACATGGGTATACTAGGGAAAATGCAGCCCAATGTCATTAAGGGTATTCCAAGTGATACTCTTAATGCAATGGATTTCATTGAAGAAGTAAGAACACATACACTTGCATTTTATGGTAAAATTCCTGAAGATACTATTTATGTAGGTATAAAATCAGAGTGTGAAACTTTCATACAAGAGATAAACCAGTATAAGTACTTATTTGGTCTTTGTGATATCAGGCCTTATTAATAGTATCAGGTTGCCTCTATAATTCAAATGGTAGAATAGCTCATTTGTAATGAGTATGCTGAGAGTTCGAATCTTTCTAGAGGCTCAATATTAAGAGTGAATATGGAAGAAAATAAAACTATGAAAGCATTGACTGTTAGTACTATAAGAGAGTTAGTTCAATCAGTCAATTCAATGGGTATCAAAAAAGAGGATATAGTAACTCTTTTAAAAATGAGAGAAGATCAATATATATTGATATTTTATGGAATTAACTCAAAATAAATTATATGGAAGAAAAGAAGCCTACAGCTAAAAAGGATAATAGGGAGGTAGTAATACTTAGAACTTTTGAAGGGGTATCCAAGTATAAGTCTGTATTTAGAGCTATTAGGAGAAATAATGTATCTCCTTCAGGGGTTATGATTCCTAAAAGACCCTTTCACAATAAGGCTAACACCTCAAAGAGAAAGGGAGTACATAGTAGATAGATGAATGAAGAATAGAAGAGAATCTATGGAGAAATTAGAAAAAGAATAGCAAGATTTCAATGAGGAACCAGTTGAGTATTGTAGTCATTGCTTATCTCTTGCTATAAGAGATATTAATGGGTAGCCTTATTGTGATAAATGTGGAAGTACAGAGATTAAAAGCACTGATATATATAACTGGGAGGACATATATATCAAAAAATATGGAAAAAGTTTTATAAATAAAGGATAAATAGTATGGGAGAAGCTAAAAAAATTGAAAAAGAAATACAGCCTAAGGAGATGAGTACGGAACAATTGAAGCAAGTACTACACCAAATGGATGAAAGAGGGAGAGCTTTATTTGAAGAAAATAATAATCTTAGAAAGCTAGTACAAGATATGGATATGTCTAACCTATTCAAGAGATTAGATTATCTATTCAGAATCATTGAGACAGATAATCCGTATTTATCTGAAGAGTTTAAGAATAGATGTGGTAAAGAGATTGAAACTTTAATGACTGAACCAGAAGAAACTGATACAGATAATACTCAGCAAAATAAATAATATAAATTATGGAAGTGGCAGTAAATAATGTAATAAGAATACCCACTTCATTAAAATCCTTTTTTAGGTACTGGTTTGTCTTTTTAAGACCTTTTCATTAGCTTACTGATAGAGAGATTGATGTAATCACTTCTTTTGCATATGAAAGGTACCAACTTAGCAAAGTTATATCAGACTCTGATATATTGGATAAAGTAGTAATGTCAGAAGATACAAAGAAGAAGATAAGGGAGGAGAATAATATTACTCTAGCTCATTTTCAAGTAATTATGGGTAAATTAAGGAAGAACAAGGTTCTATTGGAGAATAAGATAAATCCTAGATTTATACCAAATGTAAACAGTGATTCTGATCCATTTAAACTAATGCTTTTATTTGATATAAAATGACTTACCAAGAAATACTAAAGAAGGTGTCTCAGGAAATGGATATTCCTTTAGATGTGGTAAAGAGGGCTTATGAATCTTACTGGGTATTTATACGAGAGTAGATAAGTAAGTTACCACTTAAATCAGATCTGAGTGAAGAGGAGTTTAGTAGACTTAGGACTAACTTCAATATACCTTCTCTAGGTAAACTTTCTTGTACTTATGAAAGGTTACTTAAAGTAAAAAAGAGTTTCTAGATTATTAAATAGAAAATAGAATGCAAGAAGAAGTTAAGAGAAGACTCTTAGAAGAAAGAGAACAATTAAGTTATAGAGTTCAAAAGTTAGGTGACTTTATCAGTGCACCTGCTTATTCCAGTGTGAGTACTACACAGTAGGTTCTCTTACAGTTGCAGCTTCATTATATGAAAGCATATCTATCTGTATTAGATAATAGGGTTTTATTAAATCTTAGTCCTGAAGAGATTAGTAATTTTTAATAGGAGAAGTATAGATGATTATAGTAAAGAAAGTTAAGCCAATGTTTACCACTGTTATCACTACTATGGATATCATTAGTGAGAAAGATATGTATGTTAGTGGTACCCAAATATTGGATATTAATAAGGTTAAAAACTCTGTTAATGAGTTTCAAAGAGTAGTGGCTATAGGTCCCCATGTATAGGGTATTAATGTAGGAGATTTGGTATGTATAAATCCAACAAGGTTTGGTAAACCAGTTCAAAAGAAAATGAATGATTCTATTAAATAGAATATGGAGGAGTACAGTACTGAAATAAGATATAATTTTGATATTATTGAGATAGATGGTAAACCTCATCTTAAGTTACAAGACAGAGACATAGATTATGTGGTCGAAGAATATGAGGATTTTGATGAAAATCCAACTATTGTAACTGAGGATCAGTTGAGACCTAAAATTAATTATGAAGCATAATGTATGAGCTCAGTCTACACAGGCTGAGCTTATTTTTTTTTTAATACTATGAGGTTACTGAAATTTGAAGGATATAATATTACTGTTGAACCAGAAGCTCTTCTTATAAAGTCTATAAGGAAAGTGTGGTCAAGAGACAGATCTGCAGGCAAAGCTAAGGCTCTTTTAGAGTTAGGGTATATATATTTTATGGTGGATCCTAGGAGTACTTATTCATATATTGCTGATTTGGAATCTAGATCAGATATAATAATAGAGGAGGAAGGGCTACCATAGGGATGGTAGCCTGATGAAGCTGTCCAATAGGCTATGGAATCTTATGCGAGATCTGTACAGACTACATCATAGCTTCTTTTGGAAGATACAAAAATAGCAGTTGATAATCTTAGACTCTACCTGAGAAGCATGGATTTTAATAAAACGGATGATAAGGGAAAACCTATTTATTCTGTAAGTACTCTTGCAACTGCAGTGAACTAGGTTATGGATTTATCATAGAAGCTTATTAAAGCTGAAGAGGCTGTATCAAAGGAGATTATGGAAAGTACAAAGATGAGGGGTCAAAGATCCAAGAATATATTTGAAGATGGTGTGTAATTATGGGTATAGAAGATATAATAGAATTAGTGAATTAGGACATAGAGTAGAAAAGAAGAGAAGCAAACATAACTAGTGGATCTTTTTTAGCTGCTAGAAAGTTCTCAAAAGGGATTACTTCTGTAAAGACATTCAAGGAGATAACTGTTGAGATATGGTTGATAGGTAAAAATAAAAGAGAGGTAGTTCTTAAATATATCACAAAGAAGCATCTTACTTCAAAGAATAAGGATGAGGTAAAGAGAGATGTAGAATTGGCAATAACAAAGGAATTAATAAGGACTATATCTAATAGTGAGGTATATAATAAGTTAATATAGGATACATATGAAGGTTCTACTGGAAACTAATGAATTTTAGACCCAGATAACAGATGAATTATTAGAGGGATACCCAAAAGAGGTTCAGGAGTAGTTTTTTGACATAATAAATAATGTAGAGTTTATTAAGAGATTAATATCTCCTAATAGACTCAGAGCCAAAGATTTACCTAAAGATAAGGATGGTAAGATTATAGTAGATGTTACTAATCCACATATACTGGAGGATATGGATTACTTTAGAGAGACAGCTATTCATTTCCAACAGACAGGAAAGTTTACCAGTTTAAGACCTAATAGTAATCCCAATTCTGACTACTATAAGTGGGCTAAAAGAGAGGTTGATAGAATATGGAATGGCATGGTAAGACCTTCTGATGGGGAATGGATCACTGGAGAGATGTATTTCTATTTAAATTATATGCCTATAGAATTGGCAGAAAAAATAGAAGGACAATCTAAAGCTGTTAACAGGGTAACCTCCACTCCTAAAGTATGGGAGGGAGTATATCTATGGTCTCATTATATTTATTAGGCCAGATATGGGGGCATGTATGATATGGAAGGTGGCAATGATGCCCTACAAATAGCAACCAGAGGCGCCTCAAAATCCTTCTACATGGCCAGCTGTTTAGCTAGACTATTTATTTTGGGGGATAATGAAAAATACTCAAAGAAAGTAAATGCGTTTATTATAGCTTCTGACAAAGGAACTTTGAGTAATAAAGATGGTACTCTTAAGAAATTTGAAGCTTGTATAGATTTATGTGCAGAGCTGCTGCAATGGCCATCATAGAGATTATACTCCTCTTTGGATAAGATGGTATGGGAGATGGGATATATTGATTCTGAGTCAGGTACAAAGAAGGGAACTAGGAATGGTGTGTATGGGGTAACTACTAATGATGACGCAGAGAAAGGTAGAGGATCTAGAGGGGCCAGAATTATATATGAAGAGATAGGTAGATTTAGGAAGTTTCAGACAGCTTGGACTGTAAATGAGCCATCTGTAAGAGATGGTAAGGATGTATGGGGATAGCAAATTGGAATAGGGACCGGAGGCTCTGAGGGCTGTTTAACTGCTTATAATCAAGTATTTACAGATAGAGGTGATATTAAATTCATAAAAGATTTGAATACTGATGATGGAATAGTGGGATACCATTTATAGGATTTTAGATATTCTATAGAACCTATAGAGCATATAAATGTACCTACTGTAAAAGAATGTATAAAGCTTACCACAAACTCTTTAAGGACTCTAGAGTGCAGCCTAGATCATCCTATATATGCTAGTAATTCATATGATTCAGATGAGAGAAGGGTATGGAAGTGGATAAATGCAGGAGATTTAAAAGAAGGAGATATAGTTGCCATATGTAATGAAGTATCTGTCTTCGCAGATGAACCCATGTTTGATCCCAGGTTAGTAGGACTACTAATAGGAGATGGAACCTACTTAGAGTCTCCCAGAATAACAAGTTGTGATAAAGAAATCAAAGACTATATAAGATCTAGATATGAAACATCTGTATATGGCCACCCATTCTATACCTCCGATGGTAGATTATTTGAAACCCTAGGTATTAAAGGTATAAAAGATGAACTTAGAAATATTGGGATATATAAGTAGTCTGGTAATAATAAAAGACTACCTGATTCTATATTTAGGGCATCTAGGAATGATGTTGCGGACCTAATTGCGGGCCTTATTGACACAGATGGGAATATTAATATATATAGGGGAGTTAAAGGTAACAGATTACCTTCTACCACAGTGTCTATTAGCACATCATGTTTAGAACTAGCCAAGTAGATATAGCTACTTCTAATGAAACTTGGAGTATATGCTAACATAATAATCAAGAAAAAGTCCTAGAAAACAAAAAGGATAATGGATAAATCTGATTATTATTCTATTGAAATATCCAGTAGAGATAGTATAATTGCATTGGGCTCCTGTGTTAAATTACTTATAAAATATAAACAGGATAAACTAAATGAAGCGTATAATATAAATCTTAATAAAAAGAGATGGAGGAGAAATAAATTTGAATATGAAACTATAAGGAAGATAGATCTAGTTGGTCCTAAAGTTGTTTATAATATATCAGCTGGTAATACTCACACTTATTTAGGTAATGGTATAATTACCCACAACTCGAATTTTTATGGTATATTATAGATGATATACCATCCAAAGGGATACCATGTTTATGCTATACCTAATGTTTATGATAAGAATGCAAATGGCAAAGGAACCTGTATATTCTTCTTTGGAGCATATCTGAATAGGGGAGGTTTTTACAATAAGGATGGTGTATCTGATGTAGTGGCTACCTTACTGAATATATTAGTAGAGAGATATAATGTTAAGTATAATTCTACAGATCCTAATAGATTGACACAGGTAATTGCGGAGAGACCTATAACTATACAGGAAGCTATAATGAGGAAAGAATCTTCTCTCTTTCCTGCTGCACAGTTAAGTGAGAGAAAGAATGAACTGGATGCTAATCCATAGATATTTGATGATGTGTATACAGGTAGAATGACTATCAAAAATGGCAAGCCAGAGTTTATTCCTGCAGATGTTAATATTATAAGGGACTTTCCTCATAAAGATAATAAGTTAGAAGGAGGTATAGAGATATTCTAGCTACCTAAAACTAATAAAGATGGGATAGTACCATCTAATAGATATATAGCCGGGACTGACCCTGTAGATGATGATGATGCTAAGGAGTCTTTATCCCTGCAATCCACATTTATACTGGATCTATGGACAGATGAGATAGTAGCAGAGTATACAGGAAGGCCCACATTAGCAGAAGATTATTATGAATAGTTAAGATTGTTACTGATATTCTATAATGCTAAAGATAACTATGAGAATAATAAGAAGGGTCTCTTTAGTTATTTTAGTAAGATGAGCTCATTGAGTCTACTTAGTGATACTTTGGCTTTTCTTAAGGACAAAGAGATTACCAGAGTTAGTGGTATAGGCAATCAATCTAAAGGATTCAGTGCAAATAAAGCTATTAATGGGTATGCTAGAGGTTTATTCAGAAATTGGTTATTATCTCCTGTTGCTGTAGTACAAACTATTGACGGTGAATAGAGGGAATCTGTGATTCCACGTCTTTATACTTTGAAGAGTAGAGCATTGATATAGGAAGCTATACAATGGGAATCAATGGGTAATTATGATAGAATTTCTGCTATAGGATCCTTAATGCTGTTAAGAGAATATATGGTCATGTAGTACCAAGGTAATTTTGATGAAACTAGGATATCATCTAGTGACAAATAGTATCTTGGTAATGACAAGTTCTTCTCCGAAAATTATGACAAGAGAATATCCAATAATAGATTTAGTAGATAATATAAGCAAGTCTAAATAATCCACTTATACGCTTGTATGGGTGGATTTTTTTACTTACTTTTGTTTTGTTTAATAGTGAAAGTATGAATACAGAATTTGCGAATTTCCCAAGGCAGATGCTTCCATTTAGTTAGAAGACTAAGAAGTGGAGAAAAGCATGTGTATTATGGGCCAATAATAAAACATTCTTCAACTATAGCCTTGTGAGAAAGTCTGTTTTGCATAAACAGATCAATTATAATTTATTGAGGGGCAAGATTAATATGCAGGATATATAGTTAATACTTAATCCTGATGATATGAGAGCTGGCTATATCCCAGATAGGATATAGCATTATCCTATAATGAATAGTAAGCTTAATGTGCTTAGTGGTGAGGAATCAAAGAGGGTCTTTGACTTCAGGGTTATTGTGACTAATCCACTAGCTATTAGTGAGATAGAAACCAATAAGAAAGATGAGTTATTATAGGGTTTATAGGAATTAGTATAGAATACTGCATAGTCAGAAGATGAGTTTAATAAGGAATTAGAGAAGATAAGCGATTATTATACATATGAATGGTAGGATCTTAAAGAGATAAGAGCTAATGCATTACTGAATCATTATGTTAAAGAGTATAATATACCTCTTATATTTAATGATGGTTTTAAGGATGCAATGGCTGTTAGTGAGGAAATTTATAGATGTGATATTGTTGGAGGGGAGCCTGTAATTGAAAGATTAAATCCTCTTAAGGTTAGGGTATTTAAAAATGGATACAGTAATAAAATAGAGGATGCAGATATTATCATTATAGAAGATTATTGGGCACCTGGTAGGGTCATAGATACTTATTATGACGTATTGACTGATAAAGATATAAAGTATATTGAATCTATACCTGATACTATCGGATAGAATACTGTAGATACTATGGGTAATATAGATGAGAGGTATGGATTTGTCAATGCTGACATGATTGGTGATGAAATTACAACATCTAATGGTTTCTACTTTGATCCTGCTAATATGTTTCCTGAGACTGTAGGATATTCTTTATTGCCATATGACCTTGCCGGGAATTTAAGGGTACTTAATGTATACTGGAAATCCAAGAGAAAGATCAAGAAGGTTAAATCTTATGATCCTGAAACTGGGGAAGAGGTATTTAATTTCTATCCAGAAGATTATATGATAGATAAGAATATGGGGGAGGAAGAGTATTCTATGTGGATTAATGAAGCATGGGAAGGCACTATGATAGGTAATGAGATATTTGTGAATATGAGACCTAGATTAGTATAGTATAATAGACTATCCAATCCCTCAAGATGCCATTTTGGCATTATAGGTTCTATATATAATCTTAATTAGGGCAGGCCATTCTCCCTTGTAGATATGATGAAGCCATATAATTACCTATATGATGTTATCCATGATAGATTAAATAAAGCTATTGCTAACAATTGGGGAGCAATGGTAAGAATGGATTTTGCTAAGATACCCAAAGGATGGGATGTAGATAAATGGATGTACTATGCTAAGATTAACCATATCTTAGTTGAGGATAGCTTTAAAGAGGGTAACTATGGAGCTGCGGCAGGAAAATTAGCAGGAGCCATGAACAATGCCTCTACCGGGGGTATTACTTTAGATTAGGGAAATTATATACAACAGCTTGTAAACCTTCTGGAATTTATTAAGATGGAGATGGCCGAGGTTGCAGGTATTACCAAGCAAAGAGAAGGGCAGATCTCAAATAGAGAAACTGTGGGTGGGGTGGAAAGAGCAACTTTACAATCCTCTCATATTACAGAGTGGCTATTTGTGCAACATGAAGATGTTAAGAAGAGGGTCCTAGAGTGCTTCTTAGAAACTGCCAAGATTGCTCTTAAAGGTAGAAGTAAAAAGTTCCAGTATATATTATCAGATACCTCTACAAGAATAATGGAGATTGATGGGGATGAATTTGCAGAAGCTGACTATGGACTTGTAGTAGATAATAGTGCTAGTACTCAGCAACTGTAGTCTAAGTTAGACACTCTTGCTCAAGCTGCTTTACAAAACTAGTTATTGTCATTCTCTACTATAATGAAATTATTTTCTTCTACATCTATTGCTGAAAAACAAAGATTAGTTGAGAGAGATGAAAGAGATATATAGGAAAGGCAGCAGTAGGCTCAACAACAACAGCTGGAATCTCAATAGAATATTGCTCAGATGTAGATTGAACAAAAGTAGGAGGAGATAGATCAAAAGGAGAGAGCAAATGTAAGAGATAATGAAACTAAAATATTAATAGCATAGATAGGTAAATATGCTGGAGAAGAAACTAGTGAGGATATAGAATTTAGCCCGGAAGCAAAGGCCAATTTACAAGAAAAAATAAGGGAGTTTGATCTTAAACTTAAATTGGATAGAGATAAATTGAAGTTAGAAGAGAGTAAAGTTAAAGATGAAACAAGACTTAAGGAAAAATAGATAAATAAAAGTAACAACAAGAAACAGGTATGAAGTAGCGGTTTGCTATCTGTTTAACTCGAAATATATAATTCTTAATAGAAAATAGTAATATGAAAAGAATAATTAGTTACAATGTCATAGAGGGGGATCCCAATGAAATTGATAGTAATGAAATATGGTTCAAAAGAGACTATAATACTGGGCAAATTGACCTATAGAAGAGAGATGCTTCAGGGGAGTTAAAATCTATTGTAATAAATACTAGTATTATAGCTAACCCCGATAAAGGATTAACTCCAGTAGCATCTGGAGATGAGTTTGATTCTGCATATGAAGCTTTATTAGCCTTAGCAACAGAGGAAGGTGCATCCGTTCCCTTAAGTGAACAGGTTTCTAAAGAGATTGGTGTGTTAGCTGACTATCTCCCTTTATAGGCTGACTCGACTTAGATTGGAACAAACAAAATAAATGTGTCAGGATACTTAACAAGCGGTGGATTATATGTTAGTACAGGTAACACTATCTTAAAAGTTTCTGGACTAAGTTCAGAGGCACAAAATGTAGTACTGACTAAAGTAGAAATCTAATATAGTTATTATGTATATTAATGAAAGTGACTTGTTACGTATAGAACAATGGCTACTTAAAAGAGGAATAAAGGATACATAGTTTGATCCTGCTCAATATCCTCTCTCTGGTAGAGAACAAATTGCCATTGTTCAATCTAACAAGAATGTTGTGGCTAACCTGACAGAGTTAATATCTTAGCTGTCAGAATATGTTAGCTTTGAGGGGAGTACCTATATTGGTATAGCTACCCCTGATACAGTCCCTGTCACCTATGATTCTCAGGGAGTATTTTATCTAGCCACTGAAGCTGGGTAGTATATTAACTTTGGGAATATTGGTATTGATGGCACTGTTTTGGCAATTTTTAAAACTACTAGAGAGGACCCCCATGAATGGGTATTGGACCTTACTAATATAAGACTAGATGCTGCATAGATAGCAGAGAATGCTAAAGATATAGCAGACAGAGCTTTAAATATAGTATAGGATACTCAAGAATAGGTAATATCTGTAGAGAACACAGCTAATGCCGCCTTGGAAACTGCCAATACTGCTAATGGTAATGCACTGGAAGCTATAGAGGGAGCTTAGTCTTCAGTTAAAATATCTGATAGAGGTAAACCTGGAGGAATCCCTATTTTGGATCAAAGTGGAAAAATACCTATCTCTTAGTTACCTATATCACAAGTTCCTCTTGTTGATTCTTATCTCTCTACAAGAGTAGATGCAGCTCCTACTGCTAATGCTTTAAATCAATTATATTTACACCATTAGGAGAGTATAGGGGAAACAGATAACATACTTAATGCTGTGCTGAGTATGGTGAGTGACTCAGTTGAGATTGGAGTTGCTCCTACCAGTATAACTATAACATCTGCAGCATAGGATGTTAAAATATAGGTTATATGTAATGGAGAGTGGAATGTTGGAGCTGTTCCAACTGGAGTAACTGCAGCACCTATGTCTGGAACAGGAAATGGTATAGTAACCCTTTCTTTTACAGCTAATCCTAGTGAGACTTAGGCAAGGCAAGGTGCTATCACTATAAGTAATAATTTTGGAAAAGAAAAGACTATTACTTATACACAATAGGCAGCTTCTACTATTTACTAGTATATACTAACAGTGACACCTACTTCTATTAGTGTAGGTGCAGCAGATGGAAATGGATAGATTTAGGTAGTTTCTACTAAGACTCCCTATATAAATGGCTAGCCATCAGGAGACCCAGAGTAGGTTCCATTTAATGTAGCTGCTAGTTCAGACTAGGACTGGATTGTAACAGGGTCTGTGGATCCTACAAATTATTCCTACTCGGAGAATGTATTAGAAGCAAGTAGATCCGCAAAATTGATAGTTACTCAAACCGATCCTGCTGGTAAAACAGTTGAAATTCCAGTTACATAGGCAGCAGCTCAGATATCAAAAACATATGCATTTACAATAACTCCTGCTAACCTAAGTATTGCAGATGATGGATCTGGAGGTACTTATCAGTGTAAGATAACCTCTACATTGACTACAGTACTCAATAATAAGGTCACTACTACTAATGTAGACTATGCAGTATCCTATACTGGATAGGCAACGAGTGCTTGGGTTGTTTATGATAAAGATACCAATATAATAACATTACCTGTTAGTACCTTGGAAACAGTAAGGTCTGGGGCTATTGTATTTACTTAGTAGTCTCCCCAAACTCCTACTATAACTGTAAATGTAACTCAATAGCCAGCTACTATAACATGGGATTATAAGTTTGAATATAGTCCTACATCTATGGCATTTGGAAATTCAGCATCCTCAAAGACGTATTCTGTGACGAAATCTACTAAATAGAAACTTATCAATGGAACTCCATCAGGAGATGAAATTTATGTTCCTTGGGATGTATAGATTTCTGGCACAGGATTCTCTCTAAATAAAGATACTAACACTGTTTCTGTTACAGAAAACACAGGAGCAGATAGAAGTGGGTCATTAACATTTACAAGAGCAGAATTAGGTGCTTCTGGTAATAAAGTTGTTTCTTTAACCCAGTCAGCAGGAGTTGTAACTTGGGAATATAGCTTAAGTGCTTCAGTTAATCCTACTTCTCTTGCAGCTAAGAATGGTACAACAGTTTTGACAGTAAACTCTACTAAACAGAAGTATATAAATGGTAATGCAAGTGGAGATCCTATTGCAGTATCTTGGCATGCTACTTCTAAGAATGGTTATCTTACTGGATAGGATGTAAGTGGATCAACTTGGAGCATGGCTGAGAATAGAACAGATTCTACTAGAAAAGATACTCTTACTATAAATCAGCTAGAAGAGGGAGGTAAAACAACTACAGTTGATGTCGCTCAGTTTGCAGGGTCTATAACATATGATTATGTATTCAATGTTACTCCAGCTACCTTAAATATACCTAATGATGGTACAGCCCAATCTGTTACTGTGGTATCTACAAAATAGAAGAAAGTGAATGGGGTTAATGAAGGATCTCCTGTAGATGTCAACTATACTTCCCGTATTACTGAGGGATTCACTATTAATGGTGCCACTATTAGTACTATATAGAATAATACAGAGAATTAGAGATCTGGAACAGCATATTTTACCCAAGCAGAAAGTAGTAAAGAAGCCTCAGTTGTAGTATTATAGCCTGCTGGTACTGTAACTTGGTCATATACATTTACAGCTACTCCTGAATAGACTTTAACATTCTCAAATACAGGAGAGACTGACTCATTTAGAGTTACTTCTAACAAATAGAAGAAAATAAACGGTATTAATAGTGGTGATCCAGTTGTTGTAGGCTACTCTGTAGGTGTAACTGGAACTGGATTCTCTGTAAGTGGCACATCTATTACTGCAACTCCTAACACTACCTCCTCTCCCAGAACTGGTACAGCTACACTTACTTAGTAGGAGTCTGGCACAGAATTAACTAGGACACTTAGTCAACCTGCTGCTACTATAACATATCAAAACTATGTATTTACAGTAACTCCAACAGCAGGATTAGCATTCCCTAGAGTTGGAGCCACAAAACAATTTACAGTTGTATCAACTAGAGATAAATATGTAAATGGAGTAAAAACAGGTACTGAAGATGTAGATTATACAGTTACAACTACTGGTACAGGATTTTCAGTGAGTGGGAAAGAGATCACAGCCTCTAAGAATCCTGGTACAGCTACTAGAACTGGTACTGCTACATTAACTCAAATAGGAAGTAGTACTTCAGTTGAAAGATAGTTATCACAGGCTGGTGGATCAGATGTAGCCGTGTAGGCTGTAACATACTATTAGAAGATATCAGAGGATGGTTTATATGATAAAAATCTTCCTACTAACACTAGTAAAAATGGTTGTACTATAGATGGTTCTACTGCTTCACAGGTTGGGGGTGGCCTAATTATTGAGGTATAGAGTACTGCTACTAAGGGAGCTTTACAAGTATCTTCATCATTAGACTCCTAGGACAGGTGCTTATTAGGACTTAATCTCCAACAAAGTAATGGTAAACCTATGCAATATGAGGCCTAGCTATTAACTGAGACTACAAGTTCTTGGGGTAGAAATCAATTAGACGAAGGTAAGGATTTTCCAGCAAACTCTTCTTTAATTTTTGATAATTGGCCTACAGGTCTTTCATCACCTACAAAGATTGCCTATTGGTTAAAGTGGGATTATGCCCCATAGTTCCCTATAGTCATTCACTTTATATTAAGTAATTCAGACAGTTAGATAGATCATACTATAACTGTAAATATAGATACTACTAGAGCTTTATCAGTATCTCCCAATTCAGTGGATATTCCTTCCGAGGGGGGGGGGGGGACTAATGCAGTAACTTTAGATGTAAGGTTACTAAATGAGACTGATAGCTTCTAGGTTAGTATGGATTAGTAATCACATCTAAAAAAAAAAAAAATGGCATTTATAACAGTTTCCCCCATGAGTGGAAGAGGTAATAGTACTCTTACAGTAACTGCTGCAAAGCATACTGGAAGGAGTACTAGAACTTCTTCATTTACAGTAAAATGTGCAAATGATGAAACAGCTAAGGCAACAGTAACTGTAAATCAATCAGCAGCATCTGCAAATATTAATTCAGTTAATTCATCCCCAGCAGCATCTTAGAATACTGCTATTCCAGTAACTTATTCATTCAAATGTAATGCAGCTTCTTTCTATTTATTTTTGTATAATAGGATCTCCAAGGTGGAAACTGCAATGAAGAACTTTGATACAGCTGTAGATAATTTTACAGTTAAAATAAATGAAACAACAGTTGCTTTAAGTTCTGGAGTAGATGGTACTACAGGGAAAAAATTTACTACTAGTTTAGGTACTGATGCTGAGTATACTGTAACAGTAACATTTACTATTAGAGCATCAGTTACAGGGTATACAGATATATCTTGGTAGGTAGGATCTGCTCTTACTGACACAGCTGTGTCATCAGAGTAGCACAGAAGTAATACATACACAAGTAGTAAAGCAAAAGTTACACTAACAGTGACACCTACTTCTATTAGTGTAGGTGCAGCAGATGGAAATGGATAG